CAATTTCTTCAACGATACCCATTGTCGCATACTTGTCTAAATTAACACGACCCATAAGTTCGTTAATGGAACGAGAACCACTTTTTAGATAAGTGATAATCTTTTCTTTAATCGGTGCGACACTCTTATCTTGTTCGTGTGATCGATATGATTTTGCCCATGTTCCACCTTGATAACCACTTTCCATTTTGTTAATAAAAGCAACGGCTCTTTGGTAGCGTCTTTTCCAAACTTTACGACCAACGGACTCTTTGAACACTTCATTTAATTTCTTTGAGGCACTAATCCAAGAAATCAATTTTGTCTTAGGGTCTTTGAACCCTTCGGACACTTCAATTAACAATTCTCGTTGCGTTGTTGCGTTATACATTATTCATTTCCTTTTATTTCTTTTAATTGTTGGGACACTGCTTCAATTATACTACTATTGACGATGGTAATGGGGTTCGGTGTTTTAGAATGTATTTTGTAAAATGATACATCGACACTCTTTTTATATTTATCAAAAATAATCCGTAATCCATCATCTTCGTTTTCATACGACACATAGGTTTCAAAGTTCTTTAACACACGATCACTGCCTTCTCTAATCTTATAACCTAAACGGCTAAACATTTCCTTTGCGTTCATTATTTTTTCTCCTTTAATGATTCAATCTTAGACATAAAGTAATTTGAAGTCATAAACACATAACTTGTTTGGAACTTATCGCTATACTCAAAAAAAGCATTGTAGTCTTTGTTCTTTTCAAGGTCTTTCATTACATCAAAATAAAGTTGCGTTGCTTCAAGGATTACTTTTTCTGCCTTAACTAAATCGTTTGAGTAATACATAAATCTATCTTCAAGTTCAGTCATAAGTTGCCACGCTTCTTCGAATAAATCGTCAAGTTGTTTTGAAAACATTTTATTTAATTTCCTTTTCATATTCATTGACGAATGTTTCATAGTAATCTCTTGCCATCGAATCGCCAAACACTAATTTCATTTGACCATTGAGTTTTGCTTTATGGTCTTTCCACGCTAAGCGTTTAATCATACCCTTTAATGATTTCCAACGACTTAATGAATATTCACGATATTCTTCTTCGTTAGCAATCTTCACACCATTAGCATTGGTTAAAATAATCTTTTGAATCTCATACGATTCGTTTAAGTGGCGAATGTCTAATGCGATTTCCATGCGTGTGATTGAATCGTGAAACACTGCTTCGTCTTGTGTGAATTGTGTATATACATTGGGAAAGTTCGTATTAAAATACCTTGCGATTTCTCTTTGGGTAATCCATTGATCGCCCAATTCCTTTAAGTAATCGTATAATCTCCATTGTCGGCTCGTTAATGTAATTGGCATATGATTTCCTTTCTTTGCCTTTACTAATACAGATGATAACTTAATCTCGTATCGGGGTCAAGTCTTGGAAGAATAAATCTTCAATAATTGTGTTTTGAATAAAAGTGATGGTTCGTTCAATGCGTTCTAACATCGCATATATCTTTTTATCTCGTTCTCTACTTTGGGGTTGTTCCGTTAATGCCAAGATAGAATTGAAGTCATCACTCATTAACTTACTGCTAACGGCTAACTTTGCGAGTGCCGTTTGTTGCTTTTCGAATTCTTCTTCGGGTGTCATACAATGCCTTTAACCTTTCTTTATATTGCTTAATTTCTAACTTTAACAACTCTGCCGAACACTTGTTATATTGTTCGATCATCTTGCCTATCGTTAATTCGACAAACGAGATTTCTTGTTCTAAATCTTTTTTCATTTCCAATACAATTCCGTTCTAATGTATTCGTCAATCACTTGGTGTAATGCGTAATTGACTAACATTAACTTGGTAATGTTTTTACCTGATTTAACATAGGTCGCATATTGGTTGAAGTGGTTATTAAACTCAATGACTTCGGTAAATTGTTCGCTTAAAATATGATTCCAAACGATTGTCCCCATGTTATTAACCACTTGGACAAAACCTAATTGCTTTAATTTTTCACTTGGTTTCATATTAGATACCAATATAGTTTTCGTCAAACGATTCGTATTGCTTAATTGCCCATTGTTTAATGTCGTGAGCGTATAAGTGATGAATTAACTCGTGTAATGACTCAATGATTTCTCTTGGGTCAGTCGAACGAATTTCACTTACATCGCCACATTCTTCAAAGAACTTAGGGAATTGTTCGCCATATTGCGTTTTCAATTCAAGAAACACTTTATAGTTTTGTTCGGTCGATAGATTAAAGAAGTCTTTTAGCGTTTCAGGAATATCAAAGTTAGTCGTGTTAATGGAAATGAATGTGCCATCTTCGTTGGTTTCAATCACGAAGTAGTAATATTCGCTATAACACCAAAATGGTTGTTTTTCCATATTCCGTTCCTTGTCTTGCTTAAAAAGGTAAGTCATCATCACTCGTTTCCAATACAGGAACATTTGATGGTTTAGCAACTGGTTTTCTATCAAAGACTTTGCGTTCTTCATCGGTCTTATTGGCAACGGCTTCGGATTTCTTTGCTCTAAAACCTTCTTTAAGTTCTTCAATGACTTTAACTTCAAGGGCGATTAACTTGTTGTAAGACACACGATACTTGCCTTGTTGCTTTGCTTGAATCGTAATATTGCCAGTGACTTCAACTTTAACTTGTCTATCAAGTGTCGTTAAGAAATCAACGGTCTTTTCGTCAAACACTAAGATTTGGAAATAGCGTTTGTATTCTTTATAGTCAGCACCTGCTTCGCGTGTTTGTTCCAATAAGAATGAAACAAATGGAAGTTTCTTGGCACTGGTCGTTAAACGGGTAGGGGCGTATGGAATAGTTCCAGTCATTACAAAAAAGTTTTTTTCTTTACCAACTTTGGGGTTATTTTTAATTTCTGCCATAATTCTCTTTTCTGACCTTATTTAAGGTTCTTTTTTCTTGCTTGTTGTTCTAACAAGTCAAGTTCTTTATCAAGATTGCTAACAGTAATCGGCTTGGCAACATTATTGTAATCTTCGATATTTAATCCTCCTTTGGATTTTAGTGGCATGTTATATTCAACCACTGGCACTATGTTATCACACACTAATAAATAAGTCAATTCTTTTTCTAACTTACTTAAAGATAAGTGTCCCGTTATCTCAACAATCGTTTGCTTTGATAAATTGGCAACATATTTAATGACCTTTTCATCAAACCCATAAACTTTGAAATAACGGAACGATGTATCGTTGCTTTGTTGTGCCAATAAAAATTGAACATACGATTTGCCACTCTTACTGGTGTTGGCAAAAACCTTGTGGGAAATCAACCCACTTAAAATCAATATGTTTTTTTTATTCGACACTTCGTTTAACATTATTGTTTTGATTTGTCGGCTAAATCTTTAAGTTGTGTTTCGGCACTTGTCTTGATCGCTTCAATTAACACAGCACTTGTGGCATATGGTAATTGTGATAACGCATTTAAGATAAGTTGGACTTCTTCGACTTTAAGTTCTAATTTAATCATGTTCTACTCCGTTCGGTTTTTCCGATTTTAATGCTTCTTCTAATTCGTTTATCAAACTCGCAGTAATGATAACTTTAAGTCCTACTTTGAGAGATTTGATAATTTGTCGTTGGTTGATAATCATAATTGAACCATACACCAACAACAACGCTAAGATAACAATGATAATGGTTTCCATTATTTAGAAACCATCGAACCTTGAATGTTTAACAATAAGGTTCTTGCGACAACTTCCGTAAGTTCTTCAAACTTTAAGACACCATTCTTTAATAAAAACTTTTGAACTTTCTCTTTGTTTTCAGGTATCAATTCTTTGAACAAGTCGTTAAGTTGTTCGACTGTGTTTGGTCTTGCCTTTTGGTTTTGATCACCCACAACACTCTTGGCAATTTGGTTTGCCTTAAAGTCGGTTGCTTTGGTGGTTGATGTAGAATCGTTATCTTCTGGTAAATCTTCACCAGCATAGATATACAACCCTAAACCATGTCGGCTAATCGCTTTTGTTAATGAGCGTTGAATAGACTTATTCACATCGAACGAAGTTAATTGTTCAAGTGGAATGGATTTGTTTCTAAAATCCATCACAGGCAATTCTTCAATGTGTTCAATACCTTCTACGGTCACACCAGTCTTAACCCACGCAGTTCGACCATCGGTAAAGTAATTCCAACCATCTTTGTTTTCATAGATAGTGTAAGACGCATTGGGGAAATTTTCTTTTAACACACCCCAAGCCCATGCCCACGATAAGTAAGTAAGACCATTCTTCTTTTCTGCCTTATCATTAACATTGATTTTAGATAACACTTCATAAACTGATTTTGTTTCTGCCATACATTTCCTTTTTTTAGTAGCACATTAAGTGCCGATATTTCTTATAGCCAACATTGATTAAGAAACGAGTTTTGCGACCACACACTTCACATCTGCGACCACGATTGTTGTAGAGATAACTTATGTCGCATAATCCGTTATCGTTCCATACATATCGTGTTTTATACATAGACCACCAACCTTTCTGTATGCTATGTTATAACAAGTAATTTTATTTGTCAAGTATTTTATTCGCCACCCCATTCATTGTCCGTATCAACTATTTTATCTAAGTTGAAATGGAACACATGAAATTGTAGGTTTTCCCAAGACATATCAAATTTATTATTTTGATAAAACACATAACCATTGTGTCCAGTCGCAACACGATAACCTTGTCCATTAAAACTAATTTCTAAATTTAGTTCATCGACACCATCTTTTTTCGCAAAAATATATTCGTCATAATTTGCGTAAGGCACAATCGCTTTACAAATAAACCCAACACCTTCTACGAATGTTAGCAACTTAATTTGATGTTCTTCTCGTTCTTTTTGGTTCATACAAACCCTCCGTTGTTTTTATGTTATATCAAAACGAATCATTCGTCAATACTTTTTTTGCGTTTATATTTTGGAATGTAAATAAGTCCGTCTTGAACTAATCTTACCAGCATATAAGGGTAAATCGTTTCTTCAAAAGAAAATGCGTCTAACTCTTCTTCAAATGTTAAATAATTTTCCTTTGTGTATTTTTTATTGTAAATACTCGGCAACTTTTTGTGATCATTGGTCACGCATAATCTCACTTCACGAGTGGTTGCGTCAATGCGAATTGATATTTCAACATTGTTTTTATCGGCTGTATTAGCGTTCGCAACATACCAATATTCATTTGTCGCCCCCCAATATGTAAATCCATACGACTCTAACTCGGCAAACGGCACTTCTTCTTTTAACTTGATTGGCACTGCCATATCATGTCCTCCTGAAAGAAATTATAAACGATAAAATGTATTTTGTCCCACTAAAATGTCGGTCGCTTATATATTTAGTATGTTATATATATAATATATATAATATATATAAAAAGAATATATAACATCTATAATCATATACATACATATAACAAATATAATCTTATAAGTCTTATTACTTTCTTTATCATATAAAGAGTATTGCTAAGATATTATATAAAGCGATTGCCAACATTGATCATAGCGAACTAACGCTAACGCTTGGTTTGTCTCTTGAAAGATAAAAGAAGCGATTTAAGACACGATATGTGTTGGGTAATGTTCTTATAGCACCCCCACCCCATTTGTTTAACCATAGCGTTTTTTTGGTGGTTAAATTACATTTGCCACTGCGTAATAATGTGTTGGTCGTGCGATACTACACTCATAATAGGCATTAACCTACAACTGGCGTTGAATGTGGGTTATCTTTATATGACTTTTACACTACATTTTTTAGGAATTGATGATTTGTAGTGTAAGAAAAATTATATTGCTCATTAAATGGCAAATTAGGTCTTAATAAGTAATAAATTGCTAATTAGTTGTCATCAATTTGTAGGCAACTAATTTCGTCCATAGTCAAAATTGGTGGTATCTTACATTTTATGTCGTGTAAGTTGTATAAAAGTATGTATGTTATCGTGTTTTTTTAGCAACTTAACTTGATTTTTTTGAACTATTTTTTTAAGATTATGATACAATTTTTTCAGGAGGAAAAAGTATGGAATTATTAAGAGCATTGTTAAGATTGATAATTACGATTGGTTCTTTTTCATCGTTAGTTATCATCGCAATTAGTGTTGCCAAAATTGCTAAGAAATAAAATAAAAACACCCACCGAAGGAAGGGCGATGGGTGTCGGTCAACGAATGACTTTGGTGGCAATATCGGGACAACCCGAGTTTCCACAATGCTATGAGCAAAGGGTCTAATTGGTATTGCCACAAATCATTATAGCACAAGTGAGATAGAATTACTTAACAACTTCGGCAGTTTCATACACACGCAATTCTTTAACCAGTGATCCATTATCATATGATTCCACAAAGCGTGAAATGTAATTGCGTCTAACATCATAAATCTTCGAGTAGTCCGACATAATATCTAACCCGAGTTTATATGCAAATCCATAAGACATAATTGATAATCCGACATTAAACACAGAGTCATACATCGCTTGTCCCACCGATATATCATCGCTAATAACTGCTGATGAACTAATTGCAAGTGTTACAAATGTTAGAACCATCTTTGGGAATAACTCACGCAATATCGTGTTCTTTTCGCTATATAGAGCCATTTGAATACGATTGCGAATATCATAAGCAGACAAGTAAGTTTGAGCATTCACAAATGGAAAGTAGAAGTCGCCATGTTTTAATTTCTTAATTAATGCGTAATGCCAACGATTTAATGAGTAATCATTTAATTTAACTTTAATATCACGCAATGGCAACGCATATAATTCGTTTGGTATGCCGTTGGCAAACAACACATCTTTAATGTATTGTTCTCGTTGTTTCTCATAGTCCATTTTCACGAATAAACCAAATGTGGTCAATAAACCTTTGTCTTTAATTAGCGTTATCGCACGAACCAACAATGACTTTGATTCTTTGTGTTGGTCTTTGTTTTCGCCACTTAATTTACCATCAGGAATACCAAAGTAAATCCAAGCAACTTGTAGTAAATACTTGAAGAATAATTCTAACCAAAAGCGTTCGGTTAAAATCTTGGACATATCTAAACCGACTTGTAAAATCGAATAGATAATTAAGATTGCTAAAACTAATGGGTAAAGAATTAACTTGTAGGTATCAATCTTTTTCATTCACGATTACCCCACAACAAATCGCTAAGTAGAAATGCCAACGGCACAGACAATATCAATAGCACCGAGATAACCGTTGGGTTGGTAATAAAAGCGATAAAATCAAAATCGGTTAATATCGCATAGACTAACCACGCACCAAAGATTAAACCACCGATTAAGGTGGTGATTAAATGCTCCTTTAATTTACGCACATTCATATTATTTACCTAATATTTTCCTTTCTTGGTATATCTTTTCTTTACGAATAGAATCAAACATTAACAATGTATAACCGATAGTCCCACTAATTAGAGATACGATACCAAAGGTGTATAACACCGATGATAATTGCCCAATCACATATACTGCCCCAATCAACATAGCGAACGAAACGGCATATTCGACTAATTGAATAAATCGCCAAAACGCAGGAACGGGACGACCTTGTATGTCGCTAACATGTAATACTTGGACTAATCGTTTGCGTATGTTTAAGATATAGACCAATAACATAATTCCTAAGATAACAACAGCCCATATAGATAGCACAACTCTTGAACCAACGCTTGTATTGGTATCGGTGACGGTGGTAATATCAATGGCAATATAACCGATATAAGCAAGTGGAACAATCCAAATAAAAACAAATCCCAATAGGGACAACCAATTCCCTTTACGACTCTTTGCCATAAACTACCTACTCTTTCTTTTTGAGAATGGAAACGGCTTTTTGTTCAACAACTTTAACGGCACTTGCGACTTTTTCGGCAATTTGTTCTTGGATTGATAACGATTGTTTCTTTTCTTCCAAAGTCTTTAACAATTCTTTTGCTTTGGTATTGGGCGATAACTTTGCTAACTCAATGAGTAATTGGTCATTAGCGTCTTGATATTCTTTTTGTGCTGTTTCTAATTCGGTAATCTTTAATGCGTCTAACTTAACACCTTCTTTAAGTTCATTGATTTTATCACTTAAAGTCAATATCGCACTATTAGACGGCATAAAGGAACGAATAATCGCCACAGTCCCAGTGATCGCACCAGCACCAATTGTTGTGACCCAAGTCCAAGTGTTGTTTAACAATTCAGTTAAAAAACCCAATGATTCAGGTTGTTCGGCAACATCGGTCAATATCTTCAATAATGGATTCATTCTTCTTGACCTCCAATAAACTCTTCATATTCTTCTTCGGTAATTTCACCCTTAATTAACTTGATTTCCATTTCCAAGCGTTCTAATTGCTTTTGGGATTCAACAAGTGCTTTGGTGATGGATTGGAATTGTAATTGTAAAGCATTATCTTTTTCCACTTCTTTCTTTTTAAGTAAAGCGTGGTGTTCTTGTTTATTTAACTCGGCTTGTTTCTTCCAAGTGTCCAATGATTCGTCCGTATGCCATTCAAGTAAATGGATTTCAATGACTTTGCCATCTGGTGCTTTTTCCAAATAAACAAGTTTATCGCTAACAGCGATTTGCTTACGCACTTGATTTTTAATTTCGCTTAATGTTTGTCGCATAATTATAATCTCCTATATAAATTATAGCATTATGATACAGTGGGTTTTACCCCAAAGAACTTTGCGTGAATCCACACACCAATAGCAAAGGTTATCGGTTTCTCAATGGTAAAAGGCAACCACAAGAACGCTTGATAACCAACACCAATAGAGAACAATAAGTCGTTCTCAAATAACCACCCAAATAGAATTGCAATGTAAGACCACCCATTGGTGATAATCCAAGCGATTCCGAATGAGATAAACATCTTGGGTGTTAAGTAGGGTTTTATTTTACTTTTTAAGTCTGCGATCAACTTTGGCAACCATTGTTGCTTTGTGTTCGGCATATGCTTCTTTTAGTTCTTTCCATTTGGGTAGGCGTTTATATTCCCTACGCCATTGTCTATCGGTGAAAGACATATTAACCTATTTTCTTTTTAACTTCATCAAGTTCCTTTTTAAGTTCTTGAATGGTCTTAACCAACATTGGGATTAGCACAGACATCTTAATTGACTTAAAGTCGGCAATATCATCTCGTTCGCTTGTAGAAACCATATTAGGGAACACTTGTTCAAACTCTTGAGCAATAAACCCTAAGTGAGTTGGTTTGTCTTGCTTTTCTTTTTTAAGCGAGTATTTAACCACACGCAACTTCATTAAATCTTCGGTATAGTTTCTTGCTTCGACAACATTTTCTTTTATGCGAATATCACTTGCTGTTCCATAAGTTCCGTTATCGTTATAGATGTCGCCATCTGCTTCAACATAAGCGACAACACCACTATCAAACGCCCAATTTTGTATATTGCCTGTTGCAGTTGCGTTGTTTTGATTAACCGTTAATGGAACATTAGCGTCTGCAATATCTCTTTCAATCACAACGCCTTGATTACTTAAATGAACACTTGCGTTAGCACTATTGGTTGTGTTGATTAACTTACCGATACCATTGACTGCTAATTGTGCCGTTCCTGCTTTTTGCCACACTTGTATATTGCCAGTGGCAGACGAGTTTTGTAGATTTACAATAAGGGCAGGGTTCGTAGTTGCTCTATTGTGAGAAACACGAACACCAGTAGTTAAAGTTTCTACAAACGAATCGTCTTGGTCTAAACCACCAATACCAACTGAACTTGCAAAGCGACCAGTCACTGAAACTCTTGCTAATAAAACACCATTAATTTGCCAATTTTGTAAGTTTGCCGTATGACTTGCGACCGTATCAACGATTAACGGCACACGATTTGTCGCACCCGATTTGACTTGTAATTGGGCTGTGGGCGAGGTTTCATTGATACCAACAAGACCAGCATACTTAACAACAAAAGGTGTAATTGTAGTTGCCCCATTATAAATATCAATTTGGAAATCATCGCCATTTTTTCTTAAATCAACATATTCATTAACAACATTACTTACACCACTTTCTGCTAATCTTATTCTTGAATCAGTAGATGAAGAAGTTGTTTCGCTATCTTGAATAATTAACATTGGGTTAGCGTCAAAGATGTGCAATTTTGCACCAGGACTACTCGTTCCAATCCCAACATTACCATCATCACGAATACGCATTCTTTCAACAGTGACACTGTTTGAACGAGTGTAAAATTGTAAATCACTATCACCAGCAACTGCACGGTTAGTTCTTAACCCTCTTATTTCAGCAGAACTTATATCTCCATCTATTGAACTTACTCTAAAACTTAATAAAGCGTAGTCGTTATTACTATCACTATTGCTGTTTCTACGAATTTGTAATCCAAGCGTATTGCTTGAAGCAACGACCGTTAAGGGAGTTGCAGGACTCGCTGTCCCAATCCCAACTTTTCCATCAGGCATAATGGTCATCTTTTCGGTTGTTGTTCCAGCGTTGTTTGTTTGAAAAGATAATCTACCACTATTGTCAGCACCACTACGAATACCTGCGATAAAACCAAGGTTGTTTGAAACACCAGCGTCATCTTGAATATCAAAACCAAAAATAGTTCCAAACCCATCAACCATATTACCACTTGTAGTGTGTTTTAATGATAATGCCGTTCTTAATCCATCGGTAATTGTGCTTGTTCTTGTAATGGTTGTAAGATTAGGACTACTTGCCGTTATTTGTGGTGCGAGTATTGTAGCACTTGCGTTTCTATCAAACTTGAATTGCGTGACCGAAGCGTTGCCGAACACCATTTGATTACTTGCGTCAGTGAATGCTCCTTGACCTAACGCAGTAGAGTTAGTCGCAGTTGCTAATTGAGAAGCGTTCGTTCCACTTGAACGACCTAAAAAGGTGTTGTCGCTACCAGTTGTAATTGTTTGACCACTACCATTACCAATAGCAGTGTTATTACCACCACTTGATAAATTGCTTAAAGAAGCACGACCAAGAGCAGTGTTTCTTGTTCCACTTGTAATTGCCACTAATGATTGATAACCAATACCAGTATTTTCAATACCAGTTGTAGTTGTGTTTCCACTTTCAATACCAACAAATATGTTTTGTGTTCCAAAATTTGTTAATAATCTCGTTCCATTTTGGTAGAACCAACCATTGACATCAACTTCCAACTTCTTATCGCTACTACCGACTTGTAGTTCAAGAATGTTGCCTGTTCCTTGTTGCTTACGCACGATAAGGGCAGAGTTAGTGTCATTTATGTTTCTTGAAACAAGACCACCATTATTTGTGGTTTGAAAAGATGAGTTGTTAAAATTAATCGAATTATATAAACCAAATGGTGTGTTAAAACCACCTGATACAAAAACATCTCCACCACTTCCAACTCTAAATCTTGCTGATGTGTTTAATTGGGCGACAATTAAATCGGCAGTTGTAGAAGCAACACCATTAACAATTAAAGGACTTGTTCCAACTGCACTATTCGTAATACGAGTGTTGGTTAAAGTTTGTGTGCCATCAATAATGTTTTCGGTATTATCTAATGCCGTATTCGCATTATCATATGCGTTTTGACCTAAATCACCACGATAAGCAGTCGTTGCCGTAGTTCCCAATGCTAATGATGGACTAATCACGGCATATGTAGAACCTGTCCAACGATAGATTAACCCAGTATCAATCGCACAATAGATAATATCGGCTTCACCAACAAGTGGGAATGACGCTAAATCGGCAAACTCAATATAGTCATCTTGTTCGCCACTTAAATATTGTGAAGAAATCTTGCCATTACTGTTTAGTGGAACAACACCATTGTTTGCACCCTTTTGTGATAATGGAATATAAGTCGCACTCGCTGAACCAATCTTTAAGTATGTGGTATTGATTACATCACCATTTTGATCGCTTAATGCTTTGGTGACAACCGTAGTGCCATCTTCAATATTAAGAATATTGCTTTCGGCAGTGGTCATACGACCTTCAAGACTATCAATGTCGCCTTCGGCAGTCGTCATGCGTCCTTCTAACGAGTCAATATCGGATTCGGCAGTGGTTAAATCGGCAACATTTTCCCAACGACTATTTGCCGAATTATAACGCAAGACATTCTTATTGGCAACCGATGTAATATTTACATCTTGTAAATCGCCTAATTTGGGTTCAATGTTAATACGAACTTGATAAACACCATTATTAGCAGGTCCAGATGTTTCTGCTTTGATGACGGCACACATTAAAATCTTGGCATTTGGTGCTGTCGGAATCGTAGAAGTTAATTCACCATTGTTAATACTACTACTGGAGAAATACAATAGATTACCAGCGACAAATGAACCAGTATCAACACCATCTAATTTACCAAAGTGTAAGACATAACCAAAATCATTATTGGCAATATTGTGTTTGGCAATACCCATAATCAACTTTGGGTTCGCATTAATTTCGGCAGGAACGGCTGGTTTCATTAAGATATGGTCGCCTTGATAACCACCAAATTGAATAACTTGTCCCTTTGTGATCGTGGCACTTGCTTTACCATAATAAAACACATCTTCGCCAATTTCCATATTTACATCGTTGTATAAACCTAATTGGACTGTGCCATTAGGTTGTTCCCAATTTAATTTACCCGTATTGGTTGTAATGTCGCCATTACCCGTTGGGGTTAATTTTAGCGTTTCCATATTTAGTTCAACTTCTTCGGCAGTCGAACCATTGATGTAATATAACTTACCTAATGAACCATCGGCATTATTCTTGACTAAAAACCATTGTCCGTTATACACACCACCAACTAAACTTGGTAATGAACTTGCGATAACAAATATGCCGTTATTTACATTTAACTTAGCAGACAACGCACTTAAAAATGTGGTTACATCGCTTGGGTCAAATGGTGGCACTTCTTCGGTTGAATTTGGGGCATACGCAATTTGTAAGTGGAAAATATCGCTAACATAAACAGGGGCAGTCACCGATGTGATTACACCATCAACAATGGTAATGCCACCTTTATATGCCTTAAAAGCAATCGTCACTTTACCGACATAAGCACTATACCAATCATTCAACTCTAACTTATAGTAGGTTTCTAATCCATCAACAATCTTGGTTAATAAATCATAGCGTTTATCGCCATTTGCTCGTTTAACATCTACGGCACATTCAACAGCACCCAAATCTTCTTCGTTGGGCATGTAGAATCGTATTTCGGTTGCTTCATTACTGCCGACAAAATCTTCGCCAAAATACGAAATGGGTTTGCCATTTGCGTCATACGGCTTTCTATCGGACTTGTAATAAACATTGATTATTTTTGCTGTGTTAAAACTCATATATATACCTACCTATATAAATTATATCATTGTAAAAATGCTATATTTTCCAGTTGTTAATGTAAATGGTAATATCGTCATTATCGCCCATTGTATAATCGTTGATCGCAAATAAGAACTTGACCGTTGTGCCATCGGTGGCATAGATACCTACATTGGTTATTGGACTTGTGTTGCGTGTGCCACTATATGTGCTATATAAGTCTAAATCCAACCGATTTGGTGTATTAACTAAATCACGATTGATAATCACACGCTTGTTGGTTGATGAACTTGGGGCATTGTCGGTATATAACTTATTGGCATTTTCAGGTGTAAATCGTGTCGTATTGTTTATAATGTAATGGTATCGTAATGTTCCAGTAAAGGTTGAGAATAAGTCATTACCAACAACGATATTGCCATTTGCGTTATAATCATCGTTTGCTTGTAGCATATATTCAAATACGGGTATTTCAAATGCGTCTTTATCATAAGTTAATTCAGTAATTTGAAGAGAATAATTACCTTGTGTTGAAACCGAGTTTCCATAAAAGTTATCTGGGACTTGAGTTAAATCGGTAAAAGGAATAATTGGGTCAGGTGTATAAGTGCTATTGTAATGTGCGATTGCGTCCGTTAAATCATCGGTGTCCAATAAGAAAAACTCATAAGCACTTGATTTGCCAACGCTATTGGTATAAACAATCGGTGTTTGAACATAAGTCGCACCAGTGGAATCTAAACGATAACCAAGCACATTGTTATCTTGATAATTGATATTAAATAACTTTGATTTGTGTAAATCGAAAATAGAACCATTGGCAACATGTCGCACAACTTCGGTTGTAATCGAAGTTGGTTTATATCGCCATTCGGCTATGGTGGTAAAATCAAAGTCCGTTCCTGCCAAAGAACCATTGAACACAAGTGCTTTGGACATTGGCAAATATGGTGTATCGTTATTGCCGTCTGTTAAAGATAATTCAATATAATCTTTGTATAATTGATTTCGATAAACTAAATTATCATCAGGAATCTTATAAGTGATAACGGAACTGTCTGCGATAATGTTTTCGGAACGACCAATGCGATTACGAGATAATGTATAAACCACATTGTAATATTCGTTGCCATCTTTAATCGTTGCGTCAATAGACCTTTGCGTAATTACATAAAGTTGGTTGCTATCACGCACAATTTGTCCAAGTGCTAAAATACTTGCCAACGATGTATAACGAGCGTTGCGTATCTTTGTGCCTTCTACGGAATCGTTTGTGTGCGAAGTAATTAAGCGTGAAACAGACAATGCGTCAATGACTTTACCATTTTGATTAAAGTATTTTTCATCTTGAGCATTGTTATCGTTGTCGATAGAAACTTTAATATCGGCAACAGGGTAATATGCGACTTGAATTAAAATCTTATCGTTTGGAATTTCGTTTGCGAAGAAACCAGTTGTGCGATAAGTTGGTCTTAACCAAACTTCATTATTGGTTAATGGATCAAGATAAAGGCGATATATTTTATTGTGGTCAGTTGTGCCTTCAAGCCCATTTCTAAAAGATAATGGCATAATGATTTGGTTTGTATTCGGCAACCAATGAACACTTCTATCTTTTAAGTCAGGGTATGTCGTTGTGTTTAGCGTATCAAATTCAAACTTGTTATAAATCGTCATCTTTTTGCCAAACATTCTAATTTGTGGGTCGGCACCAACCAAAGCGTTAATGTTATCATAAATAGAACTTATATCGGTTTCGCCATAATTAACTTTGAAATGTTCTAATGGTTCAGGCAACTCATCGGCAATCGTTTGTTTTTGTGCTGTTGAATAAGCACCAAAATTTGTCGCAACAATTAAGTCATACCATTCTTGGCGACTTAAATAATAACCAGTCGCAATTTGCGTTAAAATTGTTCCACCACTATTGACGAACACAAGTTCCATCGGTGGGAAAATACGCATAAACTCTATCTTGTCTATTTTGCTTGGCAATAAAACCTTTGCGTCTGCTTCAACATAAGTCAATGAGTTTGGTGTAATGTTCTTAAATCCACCTTGTTTTGGCAACACAACCAAATTAGATGACTTAGCATTTTGTATGTTAGAAACCGAACGAGTGGTAAATTGATCATTGGAATTGATATTGCGTTCATAAGAAGTTGGGAATTGCGTATTTAATGTTTCCACAATAGCCGTATCTAAACCATTACGATTGATAAATGTTAATTTTGGTTGATAACCACTACTAATATCGACATATGCTTTGGGAATTGCGTTAATTGCTCTTGCGATGTTCTTAACGGCATTAGCGACCGTAAAGTTTTCAAAAGACATAAACGGCATTGTCTTATCTTTGTCCAAGAACGCAGGAAACACAAATTGAACATTCAACTTGGCGATGGCGAACAATCTAATTAGCATTTCTTCTAAATCATAAGTATTAGGGGCAAACGCACAATTAGGCAAGTGTTTGTAAGCATACCATTCTAAGTATTCAACCACTTGTATTTCGTGTTCGTATTCGCCTGTGTGTATATATGTGCTTTCGTCACTCTTGATAACCCACCAAGTGTTAGTGTCGGCATGGTAGATAACCGTATTGACTTCAAATTCTTCTCGATATGTAGAATCGGTCACAACCTTAAACTTGGCATTACTTGGTGTATCATTCAAATTATCTTCAATGTTAAAAATACCCGCAATGTCTAATTCAACAAGTTGGGCATTGGTTAGTTTATTGTATAAGCGTATTTTTCCGTTTGGCATATATGTCCTTTACTGGTTTTTATAAGTAATTTTACCAAATATATTTTTGCTAACTTTGTAGTCTTGTCCCAATACAGTTTGACCTGAAACGATTTTAAGGTAGTTCGCTTGGTTTTCTTCTTTTGCTTTCTTTTGTTGTTCTCTAAACCAACGATCAAATTCCATAATCGCAAATTGTATTAAGATTAAACCACCCGTAGTTGCTAACGCACCAAGTCCTTTGGTTGAGGCTTCGTTAATAAAACCCATACCAGCACGAGCAACTCGTTGTCCCTTTTCCCACCAACCACCAGTCCATCGGTTCATCAATGGGTTAATTGGACGCATATATCGGTTATGTTCTACACCACCACGACTACCACCGAAGTTAAATAGTCTGCCTCCACCACCACCCTTAGAACCAGCACCTTTAATGGCAACGGGATTGCCGTTAATATCAAAATTCTTTGCTTGTTGCCCAGTCATATCTTCGACTAAAAAACGATAAATGGTTGCCATTAGTAAGCACCAACCTTAAAGGACAATGTTAAAGTCAAGACATCGCCATTCGTGTTTTGAACACCTGATTCGCTTAACTTCGCATAGAATTTATCAACAATAAGAGTCCCAAGTGAGTAGCGATATTCTTTAATCGTAAATATTTGATTTGTATATGTCGTAGCACCACTACCATAGCGAGAGAATTTGTATAAGTCATTAAACAATGCGTTTGCTCTATCATAGACAAACGAGTAATTTAATTTATTTTGGACTGCCAAGTTTCGGTCAATAGATTGATAACCATTTGCGTATAGTTGATATGTGTCGTCATTTAACGACAAACTTGATGGAATTTCTAATGGTTCAACATCGTAAATCGTTCCTGTATCTTTGCCAACTTGTATTGTTGTTTTCACAATATCGTTGCCCAATGCCACATTGTTCTTTACAATGGTAGCCGAACCACCAAAGAATAATAACACTCTGTCTAAACCATTGTTGATAAATGGTTCATCGCTTTGAACACCATTAAACGACAAAGACACTTTGTAAATAGAATCAACATTTCCAACTTCGGTTGCTACACCATAAGTGTATGTGACGGGACTTGCCGATGATAATGTTAATCCTCGTTGATATAACTTGCCATTATAGACAAACCAAAATATCGCAGGAATGCCAGTAATTGAAAATGGTGTCGTATTAACATAATTGTGATATTGCGTATCAATATCGTTAGACCAATCGGTTGTCGCACTTGTTGGGTTATAACTACCATTGATTGTAAAATAATTTGGAATAGCAGTCGCACCAAGTCTTAATTCTGGTTTATCACTTGTGGTGTTAATCGTGTTTGGTGTTAAGATTTTGCTTGTGCCATTCGTTAAAGCAACCATATCGTATTTGTTGCCACGCAAGGTATCAATAAGCGTTTTAATCTTATCTAAGACATAATCACGATCACTAAGTTGAATATCAAATCGCACTTGATATTCAAGTGGGGTAATATAATTAGTTCTAATGTTTAAGATTTCGGCTTGACCACTTTGCGAGATAACACCCATCGCTTTATAATTGCTAACGGACTTCTCTTGGTTTTGTAAAGCAATCATGTCCTTAATGTTTGCCACATAACGACTAACCGATTGTTCATCTTCAATTTGTTCGTAAAAAGAAGCGAGAAAAATTGTATTGTCGTTGAGTTTATCAACAAAGATTTGTCTTAATAAATCAATATCATATATTGCCATATTATACTCCCATTATTTGTGCGACTAAATCGCTTGTGTCCATTACCATTTCTTTTGGTGCTGATTCACGCAAAGTTAATCCCTTAGAAGAAGTTAATAAGCGTAATCCACTTAATGACGCAATCTTTGGTAATTCTTTTTCTAATATGCGTTCAATGTAAGCATAGTGAATGTTATAACGGAACTTAGACTTTTCGTTGCGTGTTTCATAAGCACGATTTGTTAATCTTCTTTGTGCGTTCCAATATGAACGCTTACCCGTATTAAATGTGCCACGATATTCTGGTGTGATAACACCATTAGAATCAACCGAACCAACCGAGTAATCACGCTTTGATAGTGGGAAAACACCTGCTTGACTACCACGAGTTTGTTTTGAACCACGAAATGGATTACGAATAACTTTTGCGTCTTCCAAAATGTGATAATAAGGTGCGACCTTTTCGGCATAATCGTTTCCAAGTTCAAAATATTGAACCGTAGGCGAAACCACCACAATGGGATTATTGTTAAACGCAATATTCTTCATATGTGGTTTGAATTGCTTAGTGGGAAACTTTTTTCTATCGCTAAATGGGAAAATGTCGGAAGCACTCATTTCCGTTTTAAGTGTGACGGCTAACCGACTTGCGATATTGTTTATCATTCTAAAGTCACCTGTGTTTCTTGAACATATGATTTCATTAAATGTCTAATCTTAATATTGCCTTGCTTATACACAAATGTTTGATTCGTCACTTGAAGCGTTAATCCATCGTGTAAGGTAATTACATCGCCTTTTACGAAATGGTGTTCGCCCCATATACCGATTACACAAGTGGGTTTAATCGCTTGACGATTAAATTCGCTTTCAAGCGTCATTGTTAATGGTTGAATAAAGTAATAGAAAAAGCGTTCGACATTGTCGTTATCGGGACTTTGCCATTTACCTTCGTAAATATATACTCTACGATCAACTACATTAAACTTAATCATTTTTGAAATCCATTTACTTTTTTAAGTTTCAATCTATTAGCAATAACAGAATCAACTTCTTGCGTAATTGGGTTTTCATCTAAGTTCAATAGATTAAATACAATTAACACTTGGGCATACTTAAAGGACTTTTCTCTATCGGCAATTTTAGTCGCACTAAACGCAACACCTTCGCTATCTTCGACTAATTTATCGTATATATCGCTTTCAATATCAATATCAGGGTTTAAGTCAAAGATACGAGTGACTAATTGTTCATATGCCGTATTTAACAACGCACCAACGGCATTATCTTCAAGATAATCTTTGGGAACAATTCCATATTCTTGTAAATCGGTTTCAGTAATAATGTAATCTTTTAATGTTGGCATATTCAAGTCCTACCTATATGTAATTATATCATTTATAAAAAACAAAAAAGGTTGTCTTACGACAACCCTTTTGTTATAATTAAAGTTTTAATTTAATTAGGCTGCGGCTTCGGTGAATTTCATCGCATAAGAGTCGATGACTAAGATTGAAGGTTCAGAGCCGTGTGCTAATGGCAAGACTAATTCGCCTTGAACACGCACACCAATAAAGCCTTCTGCTTCAACAGTTCTTAATGCTTGGAGAGCATATGGGAACGCAACACCTTCGTAGTTTAACAGAATGAAATCAACACCAGACACATGTTGGGAAACCACAACATTTAGACCGAATAATTGACCGATAGTGCCGGGCAACACACCTTGTCCATTAAATAAATCTTTGAACGAAGCGTCTTGTCTTAATAACTTTTCACCAGCCGTTCCAAGAACGATCGTGGTTGGGACAATACCATTCGTTGCGTTAGAGAAACTGGTATCAACAGTTCCGTCAATCTTAGCAGACGAACCAAGTTTGAATGTAGCAATACCTTCTGCGATGGCATCAACTAAGTCTAAACCATTCGTATAGGTTTTTGCTTGGGCAAGTCCGAGCAACGCAGTATAGAACAATTCCCCTGCTTTGTTTGCCATTCTTAACGCACCTTTAGCAACAACATCAGCAACGATGTCGGCTTGGATTGTGTCGATAGCGACTTGTGGGACTTTTTCATCGAACTTAATGTTTCTTTCTAAGACGATGGTTGCTTTCTTAGTTCCGACATTGGAAGTTCCAAAGTCATCACCAGCAGTTCCTACTTCGACAGCAGGAGCAAGGTTATACCAAAATTCGGCAACATTTGCTTGGATTAAACCAGCGAGTTCGGGCTTAACGGTGACACCACCGATAATCCCTGAGATTGGGGCGATCGTTTGTAATACGACATTAGTCGCAACGGTATCGCCTAAATATGATTTTGAGAATGCCATAGTTGTTTAGTCCTCTTTTTACTTTCTACTTCTTCAACAAGTTCCGTAAATGTGGGTATTTCGAGATTAACCTCGCATAGACATCAGCATTTGGACTCGTTGTGGTTGGCGATTTGGGTGCTGTGCCAACAACAGCCGATTTAGTCGTTTCTTTCATATATTCCGAATATTCTTTTTTCAATGTTTTCACGACCGATTCAATTTGGTCAGGTTCAGCATTGACTAAGCGACTATCGTTTTGAAAGAAACTTGGTAGTTCCGATTTTTGAAGTTGGTCTTTAATCAGGAATTGCTTTTTCTCAGTTTTTAGAGTGTTCAATTCGCTATTGATCGCAGTCCATTTTTCTTCTTGCTCGGCTTTGAGTGCTTCTTCGGCAGTCATTTTCGCCTTAGCGAGTTGTTTTTCAAACTTTTCTCGTTCGGCTTTTGACGCTTTATTCACTCGTTCGTCAATCGAACCTTTGATAGCGTCTAACTCACGCTTTAACGCTTCGTATTCTTCGACATTGACGGATTTTGGTGTTTCCACCTTTGGTTGCTCAACGGATTTCGCTTCGCCACCACTAACTGCTTTGACTTCTTCTGCCATAAAACCTCTTTTCTACCTTGTTTAGCGAGTTGGTGTCCTCGTTTTGGCAATTCTCACGCTTTAACGACATCGTGGCAGTCGATAATGTAAAAGATTTACACTACAAGAAAATAATACCATATATTTTCAAGCACTTTTTCACAACTCTTGTAAATTACAAACAACTATGTTAAAATGTAAAATTTATTCTTCTGGATTAACTAAGTCTTGTGCTTGACCACGAGTAAAGTTGGTTTGATTATCTTGTGAATCTTGGTTTGCTAACGCTTCTTGTTGTCTTTGGAAGTTCGTTGGGTTATTACCACCATTACGCAACATTTCGGCTTGTTGATTTGGCGATGGTTCGACATCATTGAGATATTCGTCAATGTTTCTCACCCACGATAATTGTTGGATCGCATAGCGTTTGTTCAATAATCCGATTTGGTTTAATGCCACGAATTGGTTAATCTTGTCCATATCGTTGCTTGGTAGATTATGCGAATATTCAATTTCCATTTCGTCCATATTAAACAAATAGCGTGTGCCTTCACGACCACCATATTGTTCTACAAAGGTTAGCGTTAAGAAAATAACTTCGGAAAGACTTGCTGTAAATTGTCTTTCTTTTTCTTTTGCTAAGTCTAAGAAGCCTTTAAGTTTTAATTTCAACGCAGGTTCGGAACTATTTTGTGCAAACTCGGCAGAATTAAAATTTGGAACACGAGAAACCATTTCGATTTGTTCATTCAAGTCATCAACCAAGCGTTGTAAGTCCGTTTGGTCTAATGCGTTTTGTAAAAACTTTGCGTCAGCGTTATCGCCTTCGAGTGCTAATACTCTTTGGTTCTTTAACATGTTGATAAAATTTTCTTGTTCGGTTTCATTACCAATGCGAACATTCTTTAACATCAACACATACTTGACCATATCATCGACATTCGTAATCCGATTGTTTTGTAGCGAGTTGTAAGCGTCAATCAATTCATACACTGGTCTTGCGTCACCATACATCAATTCGTTGTTCTTGAATTCGATTAACGGAACAAACGCAAAGTTGTGTGGCACAGCAAATTCTATCAGTTGTAAATCGGCAGTCGTGCCAGTCATATCGGCAAACACTGTTAAATCCGTAATGGACTTCGTGCGTAAATTATAAAACATTGTGTCGGTATAAACATAAGCACGATAATATGCTGTTTCGATATTGTTTAAGTATTCGGTTTGTCTAACAAGTGTAAAAGCAAATAATGGTTTTGGTTTTACATGCGTATCATAAACAACATTCGTTAATTCTGGGTCAAGCGAAACAAAGCGTGGGAATGTATCGCCTTGTTCGGTATATAGCAATAAATACCCAGCACCAGCAATCGAAGCGTTTAATCCGACATTGTAAAATTCTTTTGCGAAACCACTATTGCGAATCTTTTTATTGAACTCAAATAATTTCTTGCGTTCTTTTTCTTTTTCGGAATAAGTCGTGAAGTCAGGCAATTCACCAATAAACATTTCGGTTGCCATGTCGCAAATATATTTTGCTTTATTGATTGTGTGAGTAGAAACTGGTAATTCACCACGATAATATTTTTTATCTTTGGTGACGGTTTGAATTACATCAATCGTGTGTTGTTGTAATGCTAAACGCAAAATCTCATTAAACCGATTTTGGTCTTGTAGTTCTTCTCGGCTTACATTAAGTTTAATCATATTTTTATATTCGCACCCCTAAATGCCTTGTTAATTCTTTCAATGTTGCTACCTAATAAGATTTTACCACTATTTACATAGCGTATTTCGTTAAGGTATTGAGTTGTGCTATCTACTTCGTCATCGTGGTCGGAATTTGGGAATCGCATAAACTCTTGAATGTAGTCCTCGATAGTTGGGTCAAGTTGTTCGTGTGGAACAAAAATGTTTCCTGCTTCAAAGTAAGGTGTGATAGCACTTGCTCTTTGAACTTTGGATTCATCAGGGTTAATCGCAACGACACCACCGACTTCTTTGTTTAGCGTTTCTATGACTGCCCCACCGTTTGCTCTCTTTTCAATATAAATTCTTCGAGCCGTTGGGTAAGTGACTGCCATTTGCTTAATCATCTCGATGGTTTCGGTAAAACTCATTCTGCGTTTGACTCTTTTTAGCAGATAATGGTTCGCACCTTTGCGTCCCCAAACTTGTCCTGCCACATAGTCGGAAGTCTTTTTGTTATCGACTGCCAAGTCCCACGACTGCACAACTTCATCAAACACAGTGGGTAAATCGCTCTTGGTGTAAAACTTAAACATATGCCGTTGGAACAAGTTGCCGTTCTCAATACTGGGTTTGCCCATATACAAAGAGTTCCACACACGCTTACCAACCGACTTGTAAGTTGCTTCTGCCCATTGTGCGTCACGACCCAACTCTGGACATAGCATTTCGCCTTTGGAACGCTTTAAGACATCGAAACCACCATCGGCAACTTCGGGTATGTTAATCACAATCCAGTTTTGTTCTTTGGACAATTTACCAATCAAATCTTCTTCATGCCAACGAGTATGGATCACAATGATTGCGTTGCCCTTGCCTTCGGCTCGTGTTAGCACAGAGTCACGAAACATCGTTTCGACATTATCTCGTATCGTAGGGTTATACGCTTCTTGACCATTCTTGTATGGGTCATCGACAATAATCAAGCGACCACCATTACCCGTAATACCACCCGTGATACCAACGGACATAATGCCACCACGATTGCCCTTGACTTCAAACAAGGATTTGTTATCTTGGGAAGGTGATATGTCCAAGTTCCATAGTTCTTTCCAATACTTCTTTGCCTTTTGACGATTCTTGTCGCCAAAGCGTTCGGCTAATTCCGAGTTATATGCTGTTAAAATTGCCATCGAGTTAGGATTACGACCGACAAACCAACTTGGTAATGTTTCCGTAAAGGTATAAGACTTACCAACTCGTGGTGGAACGCTTAAACAAATGCGAACGGATTTACCTGCTTCGACTTTGGTGACGACATCTTGGACGACATTTGCTAAAAATTGATGAAACTTAGTGGGAATGAATCCTGGGATTGTATATCTTAAATAATCCAAATAAGATATTCTCGCATTTTCTTTTTCAAGTTCTTTGCGATAGATTTGTAGATTCTCTTCGGGTATTGCCTTACGGAACTCTAACAATTTCTTAATGCGATCATCGTCAATGATATTGTTCTTAACCTTGACTTTGTCAATTTCGGTCTTTGTCTTTAAGATAGACAAATCATTCTCGACTTCTTGCTTTTCGGAATCAATTAAAGCCTTTGCCAATTTAGATTCTAAGTCATTACTTTTTTTTGGCATGTTCTCGGCTACTTTCTGGTGGGTTTATTTCACACGCACCATCATCACAAGCAACTTCATGTTCATAATGCGTTGCTTCAATGAGACAACCACACTTGACGCATTTAGCATATTCCACATCGCCTTTGACGAATGGGACAAAATCGACGCTATCACACTTAGGACATTTAGTCGTTTCAGGTGGCAAATAGACAACGGTATATTTCGTATTACTTTTCATCGTGTATAACCTCCCCAGTTTGGGTATCGACAATCGGTGCTTCACGCTTCTTCACTTCCAAAGTCTTAATGGTTTCATTCTTTTCAATGATCATCAAAGCCTTCTTGTCGGCTTCGCTTAACGACTCGAACATCTTGGCATAATCATTTTGTTCGGACTTGGCAATATTCTTTCCATAGGTCTGTGGCACTTGATTCTCCAGTAAGAACTTTAAGGCATTGAATCTCACATTGGGTGGTATCTCTTCTTCCAACCAAACAGGTTCGCCCTCTTTGTTTAGAATTTGTCTTTTGGTTGTTTGCTTACCCATCGCCATTTCATACATCGACATCGACAGTAGGGTATTGGCAAACTCTTTGCCCTTGACGAACGCACCCAATACCTCAGGGTATTTAACTGTCAGTTCGTCCCATTCCTTTTTGGACAGTGTTAAGAATTTAGCAATTTCAGCACTGGACTTACCAGAAGTTGCCCACATATAGACATTTGCTACCGTTTGTTTAATCACATTCGGTGTTGATTCGTCCGTATGAGTCGCAACAAAATCATGTGCCATATTTGATACAATCTTTTTAGCCATTCAAAAAACCCCATTTCATCGACATATTCAAATTATACCATAAAAAAACATATACCCCCATTAAATCCCATATTATTCTTAAAGCACATTCAAAACCCATTGTTTTGTTTATAGAAATTTTTAATTCTTTTAGATAAATACCCCATCGTTTATATAAGTGGGGGGTAGTTATATATAATATATGTATATATAATTATATACATAAATATTATGTATTTAAGTAAGATATATATCTAACATATATAACATATATAATCATATACTACATATATAACTAATATAATCATATAAATACATATAACATCTATAATCATATACTAATGTATACACATATAATATCATATAAAGAAGATTACTTCTTTAAGTAGTATTAAATACTATGTATATTATATAATCTTTGATTGCTAACAATGACTTTGGTATTGGCTAACATAAGCATAACTTGACGATGGTCTAAATCTAAAAAACATTGAAAACTTTACGGATTACATTAGGACTCTGTCCCCCATCTTTCGGTGTGTCTATAATTTGATACCCCACACCCCACCTATTTTCGCTATCATTTTTAGATTGGTTTGTCAATAGGCAAATAAATGCGTGTCTATCGCTACTATTTCACACACGCTATAAAATGCCGATTCTATCGCAGTTATTTTACATAGTGTGGATCTTGTGGTTATTATTTAACAACCTCCACATAGTCCCACATAGAATGGGCCTCTTATCACAAGTGGGAATAAATGTCAAGCGTTTCCCACCTTGTCCCACTATTGCTACATACCCCCAGGGGTATATTCTTAGCCCTTGTATTCTATATCTTGTGAAAACATATTCTATATAATAGCGTTTATAAGTCATTAGACAAGAGAAGAGATATTTTGATATAAACATACCCAATAAGACCTTTCGTTGATTATAGGTTATATAAACATATAAAAACGCTATATGGGGTTAATTGATTGCGATACTGTGACAAACAAGAATCAATAGACCCGAATGGGTAGAACTTGGCCGCGATTGGTTGTTGGTTGCTATTAGTTTAATGATGAAATAAAGAACCCATGTAGATATTTTGATTTTAGGTGTTGACATTTTATTTGATAGTGGTATATTGATGGTGTCGTTAGTTGCTCTGGGCAAGTGAGAACAAACCCAAAGCGTGGATCTTTGAAAACTCAAACCATTATCAATAAATGCTCTTTTATGTTGTGCCTTTGAATAATTAAAAGGAACAAACAAAATGAGCAAGAACAAAACATTTGAAGACAAGGTTGCAACTATCATTCACGAAATGAATCGCAGTTTATATGACTTAGGATTGGAAACAAGAATCACAATTCACCCAATCTCGATGAGTTCGTTCGTGGTTGCTTACTCTTCCACAAACAAAGAATCAAAATTCTCTCATCAATTCATCGAGTCAAATGATATGTCAATGACTTATGCTTTTTTATGGGCCATTGCCTCAAATCTATATTTCTTAGATAGATTTATCAAGGCAAATAAAATTAGTTTTAACTTCAAAGAAGACAAAATTCAAGCAATGATTCAAAGCAACCTCCAAGCGTTAATCAATCAAAAGACATATTTAATCAAGTAAAAAAAAGAAAGGCAAAGGCACAACATATAAGGGCATTTGTTGGTAATCAGTTCGTTCCTTTATGGGTATTTGATACCCAATTAAAGGAGGTTCAACATATGAACCAATACGAAGAAGAATTTGTAAAATTGTTTAATGAAAAGATTCAAGAAATTGAATCAATTATGAATCGCAATCACATTGAATTTGATGACTTAATAGAATCATTCAATGAATTTGCTACTGCGAACGATATGAACGACTATATTATTCATACAAATAATAAGGCCACATGGGACTATCTAAACACCACAAATGATGAAGAAGAGATCCAAGAAGGAAAATCCGTTGAATCCTTTGACAAGTCAAAACCTTATTTCTTAATTGAATATGACGCATATTTTAGGTCGTTAAATTGTGACGAGTTAATAGAACACATTCAAAGTGTATTAGAAGAATCTAAGATATACATCAAAGACAATTTCTAAAATGTTATCTAACAAATACCCATAGAAGAACGAACAAAGAAAATTAACCAAGCGTGATTGAAATCGTGCTTGGTTTTTTTATTTTGTTTAATCGTTCAACGAATGGAGGCCAGTTATTTATGCGATTTTATAGGATCTTGAGAATGATAAAATATAATTTTGATATGAAAACAAAACCAACAAAGGCCAGCCACAATTTAACAAGGAAAAAACCTTAACCCCCCCTAAAAAAAGTGATACCCCCCATACAGTCCCATAAATTTTTGTTTCATTTTTGTAATTAAAAATGTTGATTAAACAAAAAACCATTACAAATCCGTAATGGTTCTTAGGATTTTAAGGGTAGGGGGTATGTTTGATTACAATTTAATCGTCATTGTCGGGTAAAAATAATTCATTATTAGACGCTTCGGTATCTTCATCAACTTTGCCAACATCGGTTTGATATTTGGTTATATCTTTTACACGCAAATCAATGTATTGTTCTAACTCGGCTTCATCGGCAGACTTGGTTTGTGCGTTATATAATTCCATGTCTAACTTAAAGTTCTTATCATCAACAATGGTTGGACTTGGGTATTTGATAATGCCTGTGACGACATATACCCGTCTTGCTCCCCAACGATCAACTGTCCCCGTCATATGAACCATATCGTTTGGTTGTAGTGTGCCGAAGATAATACGCAAGTGCTTAAAGATAACGATTAACCATTTCTTGCGTTGGTAATAACCGAATTGAACCCACATCTCGTCATAGTTTTTATGACGCTTTACACGCCTTATTCGACCATCTCCAGACCAATTCTTAACACCCAAACCTTCTCCTGTTAAATAGAATGTCTCAGCCTCAGCAGTGCGTGGAAAAAACTTATATTTCCTACCCTTGTCGAACTTAGCCATTGATTAAACTTCCAAACAATGCCATTAAGACATTAACGACAATGGAATCACCTGCTTGGTGGTATAAAGATGAATTGCTTTGATTTGGTTGTGCCAAGTCAAACGCTTGATCACTAAATCCCATTAGTCGATAACATTCTCTTGGTGTTAATTTGCGTATGCGTAAGTTGTTATTAACTTTCTTTGGATCTTTGTAATCTCTCGCAAGTAGTGTTGGCGACAAACCATCTTGATTATAAATGTTGCCGTTTTCTCTACCATTTGCTTGAATGTTTCCGTCTATCATTAACTTTGGTTCATTTACCACTACACCAACATCGTTGCTGTTTAACAACACATTTGGCACACCTCGTTCCATCGCAGGTATTGTGCCACTTAATCTATCTTCAAAGTAAGCACGATGGTCTTGTGTGTTCAATCTTCCTTTATCATCTTCCCAAGTAATGTAATTGGCATATTCTTTTGTTTCAACGACTGCCGTCACGCTACCGTGATTTTCCATCACAATGGGCGATATGCCATTAGGGCTAACGATATTGGTAGCATTATGATTACTTGGACTATAATTGCCAACCACTACCACACCAACATCATTGTTTTGCGTTTTAATCGTTTGAATCATTTGCTTTTGAACTACACCACGCTTTTGTTCTGGACGATTGATATACACACCATCGCCTTCATACGCTAATGCGAAACCTAAATTGGTATCTTCGGGAACAACGATTGCTTGTGAATTATGATTTGGCATAGTTAAAGTTTGCGATATATCACTAACTGTGCGATTGTATAAATCTAACGATTGTGGTTCGTTTGAATTATAATCAATCTTATCTAACATTTCTGGTAAGCGTTTGTCTTGCGACTTAAATACATTTAACACTTTATCGCTAAGATAATATTTCTCATCAACTTCTTTTTCCAACATGTCTTTTAATCGTAATTTTAATGGAATGGGTTGTGGAAACCGATATTGGTAATCGCCTAAAATACTAATCATAAATGCTCGTTCTCGGTTTTGTGGAATGCCATAATCTTTGGCATTTAGCACTTCAATATGGTTAGAATACCCGAGTTGCCGTAATCGTTCGTCCCATCGCTTAAAGTCTTGTATATAACGAGAACCAATGACATCTGGGACATTTTCCATTAACAATACTTGTGGCAATTCATTACATTCCGATAAAATGCGTTCTACTTCCCATAATAAACCACTACGGGTATTGGTATCACTCATTCCTTTACCTTTACCAGCCTTTGATAGGTCTTGGCAAGGAAAAGAATAAGTTAAAATATAATCATACTTATTGGTTTCGGTTATATTCAAGTGTTCGGCTTTAACCGACATAATATTAACCTTGTTGTTGGTATTGATAATGTTGTTATAAACATTACGCAACCATTCTTCGCCTTTTCTAAGTAGCGTTTCCAACTTGGCAGGTTCGTTATAATCAAGCGACACACCAAGTTGGTTTAACCGAAAGGCAATTTCTTCTTTGGTTAATCCTTGTGTCCAATCATCATATTTGCGAACATGTATGTCGTTATACGCTTGAATGGAATTAACTTGCCATTCAACAATCGTGCTATGAACGATATTCACACCCAAGTTTTTCAATGCTTGGTGTTGTGATCCTATACCAGCAAACAATTCGATTAACTTAACGGGCTTGGTAATCTTGTAATAAGGTATAAATCCATCAAAGATACTTACTTCGTTCATTCGTTTGTTCCTAACCATTTCGTAAAGTCATTGATGGTCTTAAATGTAAATGGTGCTAAATCGTTCATTGGGAACTCAACGATAATTACCCCACTACTTAATTCACGAATCTTGGCAATCCGTTTGAACAAGATACAGTTAATCACATAACCTTCTAATCCATCTCGGTTATAAGAGCAACCAATACCCTTTTGTTTTAGTATTGGCATTATGACGCTTTCTTTGACCATAATTCAACTTCCACCCTTTCGGTAAAAGAATAACACTTTTCGACAATAAGTTCAACTACTTGTGAATCATCGTGCCAAGCAACACCATTTAATGCGTCTAATATCGCTTTGGCAATATTGTCTAAATCGGGTTTCTTTAATGGGAATATATACTTCTCTGCGTTTGTTGCTAATTCTTTTTTGCTAATTTTGGGTTTAACAAAACAAGCAATAACTTTAACACCAATCGGTGTGTTGGGACTAAACAATAAATTAACTTGTTCGTCTTTTGGTTTAATGATAATGGGACTAACTTCAAGAAACGAATTGCGAACATTGTTGGCATAATCCACATTTTCTTTTGGCGAATATACACCGATAAACCGACCTTTGCGATATGCTCGTGGTCGCTTTTGACCAAACGGCTTACCCAATACTGTAAATCTAATCATTTTTTTAATCTCTCTTTCTTGAAATCTTCATAATTTACAAAACAACCACAACCACCCATTCCATCAACCATTAAATTAAGTGTTCCACCCTTTTCCATTTCTTCACGAATGGATCGTATTGGTCTTTCTTTAATGAATGAATATACTTTTAAGTCATCAACAATATGTAATTGTGGAATGTATTTGAATTTCTTTTCGTGCCATTTAATCATTTCATCTTTGTTGTGTTTCAATTTATCTTTCCATTCAGGATTTTCTTTGAACTTGTGATAAACTGCGACATAAATAGATAACATACTTTCAATGTGTTCAATTTCATCAAATGTATTTCTATCTGTATTGTATAACAACTTGTAATGACCAACACCTGCTTTAACACATCTTGCTTTACAATTATTGTGGGCAAATCCTTTAAGATATAAACTTGGTTTTCTAATGTTGTATAACTCTAACAATTTATCATAATCATAAAATTCTTTGGCGAGTGGAAAATCACATTCATAAGGTTGCCAATTTGCTTTAATTGGTGCTAAACGATGTAATTCACCAAAAGCAATACCAAAGTATAATGTTGGATTATCTCTAATGTTGTCGTTTTTAAGATATTGCTTGTTATACCATGTTTCAAATGGTGGTTTCTTGTTGCTCTTAATAAACCTTTTAGCAACACGCATTTTTAACACTTTTGAACATTCGCCAAACCTATTGCTAAACAAAGCCTTTCTTTCAATCATTAAACGAACTGGATCAATGCCTTCGCTATGTTTAAGTAAAGGTAATTGTAATTTATCGCTTACTTCATCAATAAATCTATATAAATCTTCATCTTCCCACTTCGTGTCGGTAAAATATAAGACAATATTATCATTAGGAAACTTTGTTTTGAGATGATGTGCTACGGCAAACGATGATAAACCACCACTAAAAAATACGATTCTATTTTTCATAATTCAATCACCTCAATTTCCATTTCTTTCTTATCGCCAACCATTTTGGCAATGGCAATATTAGCAACTTGACTAATGTCCCAATAAGCGATGTCTTTAAGTGTTTCAACCACAAAATCGGCTATGGGTATAATTTTATTGTTAGAATACGAGAACTTAAAATCATTGGCAAACTTGGAACGCTTTTGTTGTTGATCATATAAGCGTATGTTTATCGAAACCAACTTCGTGGTGTTAATCTTCTTAAAATCATTTTTAGTAAATTGCTTAATGATTTCATTGGTTAATAACTTACGGAACTCTGGTCTATCAATCGACATCTTCTTATAGTAATGCCAAAACGATATGTTAATGGTCATTTTTTTAATCTTTCTACGGCACGAATGGTGGTAATCGTTCTAAACTCGATGTCTGCCATAAGTTCCATAAACTCTTTGCGTGATTTTAGTTTATTAACCCCTACATGTTGCCCACCACTTTGTAATGCGATGGCAACTTCATAGTTGTTATTGTTTGTGTTTTGGACTAAACGCACACCATAAACATTGTTAAACTTATCTTCAAAAACTAAATGTCGAGCATAATAATCCCATTGTTGATTCTTGTATTTATCAGATTTTAAGACCAACATCGCAATAGACGACAACAACTTAACCTTGCGTTCTAATTTGGTTTCTTTCATTATTCTTCCTTGATGAATATACCATTCACCAATTTACCCTTTCTATCTTTGATTTCGTGATACACAGAAGCAATACACGATTCAATGTCTAATCCTAATTGTTGCGACAATATCGTTAGCACAACATAGATGTCGCCAACGGAATCAATAATAACTTCTCGCTTGTTCTTGGCAATACCACTCGCTAATTCGCCTACTTCTTCCATTAACTTTACTAATTGTTTGCTTGGGTCACCTTTATCTAACCCACGATCCTTTGCCCATTGTCTAATTAAATCGGTAGTATTTGCTTCCATTAAAATTGTTTCGTAAGAAAGTTTTTTATTGATTTTTTGTTTTGGTTTCTTAAACTTTGGAATATCAGGAAATGATTGTTCAATTACACTTTCAATATCTTTTGCTATTTTTTTAACTTCTTTTTTAGTAAGTTTCTTAATCACTTAGTTAATTCCTTCCATTGTTTCCAATCGTCTTTAATGTGCTTGAATTGGATTATTGATTCAGGAACAATGCGAGTAATCGTGCCTAATGAATCAACTTCTACGGTCACAACCCACGCACCACTTGTGTTTTGAATACGCTTACCTTTTTCCCAGTCCGATTGACTATGTGTCGATGGAACTTCAAAGTAATGGACATTACGATACATAAAGTATAACGACTTGTGGTGATGTCCAACAAAGATAATGTTTGGTTTATCGCCACCATTTAGTGAGTCTAAATACTTTTGACCACCATAAGATAACGCATATGACGAACCATCTTGTGGGTGGAACAATTCCATCTTGGCATGTTCGCCTAAACGAATAACTGCTGTATTGATACCCAAGTATTTCATATCGGCTCGTTGCGATTCAATACCTTTACCAATATTCGCACCACCATTTTGAATGTGGAAGTGATCGTGGTTGCCTGTAATAAAGTAAGTGGTAATACCATCACGCTTTGGGTAATGCTTAACGATATGTTCTAATTGTTCGTCAAACGATACAGCGTGTAATGAGAATTGATGGTCAGGTCTGCTACGCTTCCAACCTTCACTGATGTCGCCACAATGATAGATAGTCGTAATGCCTCTACGGACTGCGTAGTCATACAAGTAATGTAAGAACGATGTTTGTTCATTAACCGAACCCATGTGTGAATCCGATAACACCATAAAGGTATATTGGTTAGTAGCACCCACTGCGTGTTCATATTCTTTGCGTTCTTGTTTAAGAATCGTATCAACAGCATATCGTAATGTGCCATCTGCTTCTTGTAGTTTCTTAATTTGATAAATGCCATCGTTGGCAATTTCTTCAACGATACCCATTGTCGCATACTTGTCTAAATTAACACGACCCATAAGTTCGTTAATGGAACGAGAACCACTTTTTAGATAAGTGATAATCTTTTCTTTAATCGGTGCGACACTCTTGTCTTGTTGGTGTGAGCGATATGATTTCGCCCATGTTCCACCTTGATAACCACTTTCCATTTTGTTGATAAAAGCAACGGCTCTTTGATACCGTCTTTTCCAAACTTTACGACCAACGGACTCTTTGAACACTTCATTTAATTTTTTTGAAGCACTAATCCAAGAAATCAATTTTGTCTTAGGGTCTTTGAATCCTTCGGACACTTCAATTAACAATTCTCTTTGTGTTGTTGCGTTATACATTATTCATTTCCTTTTATTTCTTTTAATTGTTGGGACACTGCTTCAATTATACTACTATTGACGATGGTGATGGGGTTCGGTGTTTCAGAATGTATTTTGTAAAATGATACATCGACACTCTTTTTATATTTATCAAAAATAATCCGTAATCCATCATCTTCGTTTTCATACGACACATAAGTTTCAAAGTTTTTTAACACACGATCACTACCTTCTCTAATCTTATAACCTAAACGGCTAAACATTTCCTTTGCGTTCATTATTTTTTCTCCTTTAATGATTCAATCTTAAACATAAAGTAATTCGAGGTCATAAACACATAACTTGTTTTGAACTTTTCACTAAACTCATCAAAACCATCATAGTCTTTGTTCTTTTGTAAATCTTCCCTTACTTCAAAGTAAAGTTGCGTTGCTTCAAGGATTACTTCTTCTGCCTTAACTAAATCGTTTGAGTAATACATAAATCTATCTTCAAGTTCGGTCATAATTTTCCACGCTTCTGCGAATAAATCGTCAAGTTGTTTTGAAAACATATTATTTAATTTCCTTTTCATATTCATTGACGAATGTTTCATAGTAATCTCTTGCCATCGAATCACCAAATACTAATTTCATTTGACCATTTAGTTTTGCTTTATGGTCTTTCCACGCCAAGCGTTTAATCATACCTTTAAGCGATTTCCAACGACTTAATGAATATTCACGATATTCTTCTTCATTAGCAATCTTCACACCATTGGCATTGGTTAAAATAATCTTTTGAATCTCATACGATTCGTTTAAGTGGCGAATGTCTAATGCGATTTCCATGCGTGTAATTGAATCGTGAAACACGGCTTCGTCTTGTGTGAATTGCGTATATACATTTGGGAAGTTCGTATTAAAATACCTTGCGATTTCTCTTTGGGTAATCCATTGATCGCCCAATTCCTTTAAGTAATCGTATAGTCTCCATTGTCGGCTCGTTAGTGTAATTGGCATATGATTTCCTTTCTTTGCCTATACAGATGATAACTTAATCTCGTATCGGGGTCAAGTCTTGAAAGAACAAATCTTCAATGACTGTGTTTTGAATAAAAGTGATAGTTCGTTCAATGCGTTCTAACATCGCATATATTTTCTTATCTCGTTCTCGACTTTGTGGTTGTTCCGTTAATACCAAGATAGAATTGAAGTCATCACTCATTAACTTACTACTAACGGCTAACTTTGCGAGTGCCGTTTGTTGCTTTTCGAGTTCTTCTTCTGGACTCATACAAACCTTTTAACCTTTCTTTATATTGCTTAATTTCTAACTTTAACAACTCTGCCGAACATTTGTTGTATTGTTCAATCATCTCGCCTATCGTTGCTTCGACAAACGAGATTTCTTGTTCTAAATCTTTTTTCATTTCCAATATAATTCCGTTCTAATGTATTCGTCAATCACTTGGTGTAATGCGTAATTGACTAACATCAACTTTGTAATATTCTTACCCGACTTAACATAGGTCGCATATTGGTTAAAGTGGTTATTAAACTCAATGACTTCGGTAAATTGTTCGCTTAGAATATGATTCCAAACGATTGTCCCCATGTTATTAACCACTTGGACAAAACCCATTTGCTTTAACTTTTCACTTGGTTTCATTTTAGATACCAATATAGTTGTCGTCAAACGATTCATATTGCTTAATTGCCCATTGTTTAATATCGTGAGCGTATAAGTGATGAAGTAATTCGTGTAATGACTCAATAATTTCTCTTGGGTCAGTTGATCGCACTTCACTAACATCGCCACAATCTTCAAAGAACTTTGGGAATTGTTCGCCATATTGCGTTTTCAATTCAAGGAACACTTTATCGTTTTGTTCGGTTGATAGATTAAAAAAGTCTTTTAGCATTTGGGGAACATCAAAGTTAGTCGTGTTAATGGAAATCAATGTGCCATCTTCATTGGTTTCAATGACGAAGTAGTAGTATTCGCTATAACACCAAAATGGTTGTTTTTCCATATTTCGTTCCTTGTCTTGCTTAAAAAGGTAAGTCATCATCACTCGTTTCCAATACAGGAACATTTGATGGTTTAGAAACGGCTGGTTTTCTATCAAACACTTTGCGTTCTTCATCGGTCTTATTGGCAACTGCTTCGGACTTCTTCGCTCTAAAACCTTCGTTTAATTCTTCAATGACTTTAACTTCAAGGGCAATTAACTTATTGTAAGACACACGATACTTGCCTTGTTGCTTTGCTTGAATCGTAATGTTGCCAGTGACTTCTACTCTAACTTGGCGATCAAGTGTCGTTAAGAAATCAACGGTCTTTTCGTCAAACACTAAAATTTGGAAATAGCGTTTGTATTCTTTATATTCAGCACCTGCCTCACGAGTTTGTTCCAATAAGAATGAAACAAAAGGTAGTTTCTTGGCACTGGTCGTTAAACGAGTTGGGGCGTATGGAATAGTTCCAGTCATTACGAAAAAGTTTTTTTCTTTACCAACTTTAGGGTTGTTTTTAATTTCTGCCATATTTCTCTTTTCCTGAATCATTTGAGATTCATTTGTTTTGCTTGTTGTTCTAACAAGTCAAGTTCTTTATCAAAGTCGCTAACAGTGTTCGGCTTGGAAACATTTGTGTAATCTTCGATATTTAATCCTCCTTTGGATTTAAGTAGCATGTTATATTCAACCACTGGCACTATGTTATCACACACTAATAAATAAGTCAATTCTTTTTCGGACTTACCTAAAGACAGATGTCCCGTTATCTCAACGATCGTTTGCTTTGATAAATTGGCAACATACTTAATGACCTTTTCATCAAACCCATAAACTTTGAAATAACGGAACGATGTATCACCACTTGGTTGTGCCAATAAAAATTGAACATATGATTTGCCACTTTTACTGGTGTTGGCAAATACCTTGTGGGAAATCAACCCACTTAAAATCAATATGTTTTTTTTATTCGACACTTCGTTTAACATTATTGTTTTGATTTGTCGGATTGTTCTTTGAGTTGAGTTTCGGCACTTGTCTTGATCGCTTCAATTAACACAGCACTTGTGGCATATGGTAATTGTGATAACGCATTTAAGATAAGTTGGACTTCTTCGACTTTAAGTTCTAATTTAATCATGTTCTGCTCCATTCGGTTTTTCCGATTTTAATGCTTCTTCTAATTCGTTTATCAAATTCGCAGTAATAATAACTTTAAGTCCCGATTTAAGCGATTTGATAATTTGTCGTTGGTTGATAATCATAATTGAACCATACACCAACAACAACGCTAAGATAACAATGATAATGGTTTCCATTATTTAGAAACCATCGAACCTTGAATGTTTAACAATAAGGTTCTTGCGACAACTTCCGTAAGTTCTTCAAACTTTAAGACACCATTTTTCAATAAGAACTTTTGAACCTTCTCTTTGTTTTCAGGTATCAATTCTTTGAACAAGTCGTTAAGTTGTTCGACTGTGTTTGGTCTTGCCTTTTGGTTTTGATCACCCACAACACTCTTGGCAATTTGGTTTGCCTTAAAGTCGGTTGCTTTGGTTGTTGATGTGGAATCGTTATCTTCTGGTAAATCTTCACCAGCATAGATATACAACCCTAAACCATGACGGCTAATCGCTTTGGTTAATGAGCGTTGAATAGACTTATTCACATCAAACGAAGTTAATTGTTCAAGTGGAATAGATTTATTACGGAAGTCCATAACAGGCAATTCTTCAATGTGTTCAATACCTTCTACGGTCACACCAGTCTTAACCCACGCAGTTCGACCATCGGTAAAATAGTTCCAACCATCTTTGTTTTCGTAGATGGTGTAAGACGCATTGGGGAAATTTTCTTTTAACACACCCCAAGCCCATGCCCACGATAAGTAAGTAAGACCATTCTTCTTTTCTGCCTTATCATTAACATTGATTTTAGATAACACTTCATAGACTGATTTTGTTTCTGCCATACATTTCCTTTTTTAGTAGCACATTAAGTGCCGATATTTTTTATAGCCAACATTTATTAAGAAACGAGTTTTGCGACCACACACTTCACATCTGCGACCACGATCATTGTTGTAGAGATAACTTATGTCGCATAATCCGTTATCGTTCCATACATATCGTGTTTTATACATAGACCACCTGCCTTTCTGTAATACATCTTAAATCAAGCATTTTATAAAGTCAAGCACTTTCGAAAAAATTATTCTCCACCCCATTCATTGTCCGTATCAACCATTTTGTCTAAGTTAAAATGAAACACGTGAAATTGTAGATTTTCCCAAGACATATCAAATTTATTATTTTGATAAAACACATAACCATTGTGTCCAGTTGCTAAACGATAACCTTGTCCGTTAAAACTAATTTCTAAATTAAGTTCATCGACACCATCTTTTTTCGCAAAAATATATTCGTCATAATTTGCGTATGGAACAATCGCTTTACAAATAAACCCAACACTTTCTACAAAAGTCAGCAACTTAATTTGATGTTCTTCTCTTTGTTTTTGGTTCATAAGAACCCCCTTTGAATATTATGTTATATCAAAACAAATTATTCGTCAATACTTTTTTTGCGTTTATATTTTGGAATGTAAATAAGTCCGTCTTGAACGAGTCTAACAAGCATATAAGGGTAAATTGTTTCTTCAAAAGAAAATGCGTCTAACTCTTCTTCAAAGGTTAAATAATTTTCTTTCGTGTATTTTTTATTGTAAATACTTGGCAACTTCTTGTGATCGTTTGTGACTGATAATCTCACTTCACGAGTGGTTGCGTCAATGCGAATTGATATTTCAACATTGTTTTTATCGGCTGTATTAGCATTCGCAACATACCAATATTCATTCGTTCCTCCCCAATATGTAAATCCATACGACTCTAATTCGGCAAACGGCACTTCTTCTTTTAACTTGATTGGCACTGCCATATCATGTCCTCCTGAAAGAAATTATAAACGATAAAATGTATTTTGTCCCACTAAAATGTCGGTCGCTTATATATTTAGTATGTTATATATATAATATATATAAAAAGAATATATAACATCTATAATCATATACATACATATAACAAATATAATCTTATAAGTCTTATTACTTTCTTTATCATATAAAGAGTATTGCTAACATATTATATAAAGCGATTGCTAAGATAATCATAGAAACTTGACGCTGACGCTTGGTCTGTCTCTCTAAAGATAAAAGAAGCGATTTAAGACACGATATGTGTTGGGTAATGTTCTTATAGCACCCCTACCCCATTTGTTTAACCATAGCGTTGTTTTGGTGCTTAGATTACATTTGCCACTACCTAACAACGAGTTGCCCGTGCGATATTACACTCATAGTAGGCATTAACCTACAACTGGCGTTGAATGTGGGTTATCTTTTTAGGAACTTTACACTACTTTTTTAAGAATTGATAGTTTGTAGTGTAATTTAGTTGTCGTCATTTTGTAGGCAACCAAATAAAAACACCCACCGAAGGAAGGGCGATGGGTGTCGGTCAATGAATTACTTTGGTGGCAATATCGGGACAACCCGAGTTTCCACAATGCTATGAGCAAGGGGTCTAATTGGTATTGCCACAATTCATTATAGCACAATTATTTAACAACTTCGGCAGTTTCATATACACGCAATTCTTTTACGAGTGATCCATTATCATACGATTCCACAAAGCGTGATATGTAATTTCTACGAACATCATAAATCTTCGAGTAGTCCGACATAATATCTAATCCAAGTTTATACGCAAACCCATAGGACATAATTGATAAACCAACATTAAATACCGAATCATAAACGGCTTGTCCAACCGATATATCATCGCTAATAACGGCACTTGAAGAAATTGCTAAGGTAACGAATGTTAGAACCATCTTTGGGAATAACTCACGCAATATCGTATTTTTTTCGCTATACAAAGCCATTTGAATACGATTGCGAATATCATACGCAGACAAGTATGTTTGAGCATTCACAAATGGGAAATAGAAATCGCCATGTTTAAGTTTCTTAATCAACTTGTAGTGCCAATGATTTAATGAGTAATCATTTAACTTTACTCGTATATCTCGCAATGGCAACGCATATAATTCGTTTGGTATGCCGTTAGCAAACAACACATCTTTAATGTATTGTTCTCGTTGTTTCTCATAATCCATTTTCACAAATAAACCGAATGTGGTTAATAAACCTTTGTCTTTAATTAGCGTGATGGCACGAACTAACAATGACTTTGATTCTTTGTGTTGGTCTTTGTTTTCACCACTTAATTTACCATCAGGAATACCAAAGTAAATCCAAGCAACTTGTAGTAAATACTTGAAGAATAATTCTAACCAAAAGCGTTCGGTTAAAATCTTCGACATATCTAAACCGACTTGTAAAATCGAATAGATAATTAAGATTGCTAATACGAGTGGGTAAAGAATTAACTTGTAGGTATCAATCTTTTTCATTCACGATTACCCCATAACAAATCGCTAATTAGAAATGCCAATGGCACAGACAATATCAATAGCACCGAGATAACCGTTGGGTTGGTAATAAAAGCGATAAAATCGAAATCGGTTAATATCGCATAGACTAACCACGCACCAAAGATTAAACCACCGATAATGGTGGTGATCAAGTGTTCCTTTAATTTGCGAATATTCATATTACTTACCTAATATTTTCCTTTCTTGGTATATCTTTTCTTTACGAATAGAATCAAACATTAACAATGTATAACCAATTGTGCCACTAATTAGCGATACAATGCCAAAGGTGTATAACACCGATGATAATTGCCCAATCACATAAACAGCACCAATCAACATAGCGAACGATACGGCATATTCGACTAACTGAATAAATCGCCAAAAAGCAGGAACTGGACGACCTTGTATGTCGCTAACATGTAAGACTTGGACTAATCGTTTGCGAATGTTTAAGATATAGACCAATAACATAATTCCTAAGATAACAACAGCCCATATGGACGCAACCAACCTTGAACCACTTGGGGTATCGGTTGGTGTAATCGTGGTAATATCAATGGCAATATAACCGATATAAACAAGTGGAACAACCCAAATGAAAATAAAACCTAAGGTTGCTAACCAGTTGCCTTTACGACTTTTAGACATAGATTACCTACTCTTTCTTTTTAAGAATGGAAACGGCTTTTTGTTCAACAATTTTAACGGCACTTGCTACTTTGTCGGCAATTTGTTCTTGGATTGATAACGATTGTTTCTTCTCTTCCAAAGTCTTTAACAATTCTTTTGCCTTGGTGTTGGGCGATAACTTTGCTAATTCAATAAGTAATTGGTCATTAGCGTCTTGATATTCTTTTTGTGCTGTTTCTAATTCGGTAATCTTTAATGCGTCCAATTTAACACCTTCTTTAAGTTCATTAATTTTATCGCTTAAAGTTAATATCGCAGTGTTAGAAGGCATAAAGGAACGAATAATCGCCACAGTCCCAGTGATCGCACCAGCACCAATAGTAGTCACCCAAGTCCAAGTGTTGTTTAACAACTCGGTTAAGAAACCCAATGATTCGGGTTGTTCGGCAACATCGGTCAATAGTTTAATAAACGGATTCATTCTTCTTGACCTCCAATAAACTCTTCATATTCTTCTTCGGTAATTTCACCCTTAATTAACTTGATTTCCATTTCTAAGCGTTCTAATTGCTTTTGAGATTCAACCAACGCTTTGGTGATGGATTGGAATTGTAATTGTAGGGCATTATCTTTTTCCACTTCTTTTTTCTTCAATAAAGCATGGTGTTCTTGTTTGTTCAACTCGGCTTGTTTCTTCCAAGTGTCCAATGATTCGTCCGTATGCCATTCAAGTAAATGGATTTCAATGACTTTGCCATCTGGTGCTTTTTCAAGATAAACAAGTTTATCGCTAACTGCGATTTGCTTACGCACTTGATTTTTAATTTCGCTTAATGTTTGTCGCATAATTATAATCTCCTATATAAATTATAGCATTATGATATAGTGGGTTTTACCCCAAAGAACTTCTTATGAATAAAGACACCAATGGCGAATGTTATCGGTTTCTCAATGGTAAATGGCAACCACAAAAAAGTTTGATAACCAATACCGATTGATAACAATAAGTCATTCTCGAATAACCACCCAATTAGAATGGCGATATAAGACCAACCATTTGTGATAATCCAAGCGATTCCGAATGATATTAACATCTTGTATGTTAAGTATGGTTTTAGTTTATTTAACCACTTCTTTGTCTTTAAGATTATGTTCATGCGATTTCATTAACTGGGACTTATGTTCGTCTTTTGCCAAGCGTAATTCTTTCCACTTGGGTAATCTACGGGTATCTCTACGATATGCCCTATCGGTCATTTTCATAAATATATCTTTTCTTCGCCATTAAAGATTTGATAACGATAAGTCAATATCTTTTCCATTGACCAACTTGATGGAAATGGTGATTTTTCTAATTCATACATAAACGCAAATGATTGTGGTTCTACATCAATGGCAATAATCTTAAAGTTAATATCGGTATATATTTTCATTTTTCTAACCATACCCTATGAATACGGATTTCGGTATATTCTACATCTGGTCCAGTTGTTGCTTGATAAGCATTAACACGAATGTATTTACTACCCGTTAATGCGTTAATTGCCAATACCGATGTTTTACGACCAGTTCCAGCACCATAACTAACTCTTGCGTCAAAGTTATTGTAATCACCATTTTTATCGCCATCTACAATCAAATAAAAAGAACCTTCGTTGATTACTTCCCAATCTACATACACACGCTTATAATCGGTTATATCAACTGTGCTATTGGTCACATAAGCAATATTAGTGGTCATAAACCCAGTAGGTTGATTATCAATAACCAAAGTGGCATAAGAACCACCTTCGGTTAATGTTCCACCACCAACTGTGCCACTACCAGTGACGCTATCAATACCTTTAACCCACGACACATCTTCTGTGCCACTTGTGTATAGTTTTAGCGTTATCGGTGAAGCCGTCCCAAATTGTGAGAATATTGTTTTCATGTTATCACTATGCTTCAAGCGATCCAACTAACACCCATTCATCAGTGCCAATTTTCTTTAATGCGACAGAACCATATTGCCCACTAATCTTGCGTTCCGAGTTCTTTGAGTTTAAGGTCACACCACTTGTTGGGGAAATCGACACTGTGCCAGTTCCATATCTTAATATAGCAAGTTCGGTATCGATTGGGAAAGCAACGCTACTATTAAGTGGAATTGTGACCGTTAAGTTAGACGATGAGTTAATACGGACAACTTTACCCTTGTCTGATAAGACCAGTGTGTAATCAACCGTTTGTGCGTTAGATGGCGTTCCAGTAAAGTTAGCAATACCATCTTTTTCAACACTTGAAACAACATCTGAACCATAAATCCATTCTTGTAAGCGACCAGTGGCACTAACATTTTGTTGTCTAACTTTAAGCGTCACATTAGCGTCATTAATGTTTCTTAATATAGTAATTCCAGTTGAAGCAACATTAACACTTGCTTGATTTGCGTTGGTAGTAAAATATAAACCAAAACTTCCAGTAGAACCATAACCTTGTGTGGTTTGGAAATAACCACTATCGGTAATGTTAGCAACTGCCACACCTGCTTTTTGCCATACTTGAATGTTGCCAGTGGCAGACGAGTTCGCTAAATTAACGATTAACGCAGGGTTTGCGTCATTGATATTGCGAGAGATAATAGCACCATTATTTGTTAATTCTAATTGTGCGTTATTTACAGTAACCAAATTTGAAATTCTTGGAAATCTTGCTAAACCATCACTTGCTACAAGACCAACAGCACTTCCATTAACTCTCCATTCGGCAAGGTTTGCCGTTTGCGAAGCCAGTGTATCAATAATAAGTGGTATTCTATTTGTCGCACCCGATTTGACTTGTAATTGGGCTGTGGGAGATGTTTCGTTAATACCCACAAGACCATCATCACGAATACGCAACTTTTCCGTTAGAGAACCATTTGTAAATGAGTGTAAAGAAATATCAGTATCACCACTTATAGCACGATTAGTTCTAACTGCTCTCATTTCGGCAAAGTTTGTAGTTCCTTCGCTATTAGTCACTCTAAAACCTAACAAAGCATAATCGTTTGTTGTTGTTGAGTTTCTACGGATTTGAAAACCATCGGTGTTTCCAATGGTTAAAATTGATAAAGTATTGGTAGGACTCGCCGTCCCAATCCCAACCTTGCCATCGGGTAAAATGGTCATTTTTTCCCCAAAAACACCAGTATTTACGGTTTCAAATACTAATCTACCACTATTGTCAGCACCACTTCTTAACGCACGAATAGTTGAAATTGTGTTATCTACATTGGCGTTATCTCTAATTTGAAAAGCAACATTTGAACCAAATCCATCTACCATATCGCCACTTGAAGTTCTCTTAAAACTAACAATAGCACCACTTGTATTTATGTCAGTAGTTGTTCTTTCAAATAAATGAAAATTAGAACTTGACGCAGTTAAGTTCGGTAGCAACGCTACAGCACTCGCATTTCTATCAAACTTGAACTCGGTGACACTCGCATTACCGAACACCATTTGGTTGGACTTGTCGGTGTATGATTGATAACCAATAGCAGTAGAGTTAGTCGCAGTCGCTAATTGAGTTCCCCACGCACCAGTAAAACCAGAGTTAAAACCAATAAATGTATTTCTACCAGTTCCAGTTGTAATTGAACGACCACCATTCATTCCAACACCAACGTTTTCATTACTTGTAGTCAATGAACTTAATGCCGTTCTACCAACTGCGACATTATCATTTCCACTTGTTAAACTCTCTAATGAAAAACTACCAACACCAGTGTTATTTGTTCCAGTGTTATTTAATGTTCCACTTGTTAAACCAACAAAAACGCTTGAAGTTCCTGTTGTATGTAGTAATCTCGTTCCATTTTGGTTGATGAACCCATCTTTCGTGATTTCTAACTTGTTCGCACCAGCCGATTGTAAGCGTAAAATATCGCCAAGACCTTGAATTTGGTTAATCGTTAATGCTGGGTTTATATTAGTTAAATCATTTACATCTCTTTGAATTAAAGTTCCGTTATTGCCCATATCTAAACGAGAGTTAGAACCAGTGGTTAAGTTTAACAACCCAGTTCCCCTAAAATAACCAGCACTTGTTAAAGTTGATAAATTAGAATTGTTTATTTTCCACTCTTGTAAATTAGCAGTCGTTGAAGCAATCCCATTAACGATTAACGGACTTGTTCCAACAGCACTATTTGTGATACGAGTGTTGGTTAGCGTTTGTGTGCCATTAACGATATTGTTAGATTGTGTTTCCGTTGCTAAACCTCTATCGCCAGGAAACGCAGTCGTATTTGTCGTTCCCAAAGCAAGTGAAGAACTAATTTCCACATAAGCACTACCAGACCAACGATATATCTTATTGGTATCTAATGCGACATAGATAATACTTGCTTCGCCAACAAGTGGAAAATTTGCCAACGAGGCAAACTCTTTAATATCATCAACACCACCAGGCAAGTGAATACTTGGTATTTTATTTGAAGAATCTAATGGGGCAACACCATTTGCCACACCTTTTGAAGATAACGGCACATAGGTCGAAGAAGCCGTTGCTAATTTGAGATATGTGGTATCAATTACATCGCCATTTTGGTCGGCTAACGCTTTACCCACAGTTGTAGTGCCATCTTCAATATTAAGAATATTGCTTTCGGCAGTGGTTAAATCGGCAACATTTTCCCAACGAGAATTCGTAGAATTATAACGCAAGACATTTTTATTGGCAACCGATGTAATATTTACATCTTGTAAATCGCCTAACTTGGGTTCAATGTTAATACGAACTTGATAAACACCATTATTCGATGGATTACTTGTTTCTGCTTTGATGACGGCACACATTAAAATCTTAGCATTTGGTGCTGTCGGAATCGTAGAAGTTAATTCACCATTGTTAATACTACTGCTGGAAAAATACAATAGATTACCAGCGACAAATGAACCCGTATCAACACCATCTAATTTACCAAAGTGTAAGACATAACCAAAATCATTATTGGCAATATTGTGTTTGGCAATACCCATAATTAATTTTGGGTTCGCATTGATTTCGGCAGGAACGGCTGGTTTCATTAAGATATGGTCGCCTTGATAACCACCAAATTGAATAACTTGTCCCTTTGTGATCGTGGCACTGGCTTTACCATAATAAAACACATCTTCGCCAATTTCCATATTTACATCGTTGTATAAACCTAATTGGACTGTGCCATTGGGTTGTTCCCAATTTAATTTACCCGTATTGGTTGTAATGTCGCCATTACCCGTTGGGGTTAATTTTAGCGTTTCCATATTAAGTTCAACTTCTTCGGCAGTCGAACCATTGATGTAATATAACTTACCTAATGAACCATCGGCATTATTCTTGACTAAGAACCATTGTCCGTTATACACACCACCAACTAAACTTGGTAATGAACTTGCGATAACAAATATGCCGTTATTTACATTTAACTTCGCAGATAACGCACTTAAAAAAGTCGTCACATCGCTTGGGTCAAATGGTGGCACTTCTTCGGTTGAATTTGGGGCATACGCAATTTGTAAGTGGAAAATGTCGCTAACATAAACAGGGGCAGTCACCGATGTAATTACACCATCAACAATTGTAATGCCACCTTTATATGCCTTGAAAGCAATCGTCACTTTACCGACATAAGCACTATACCAATCATTCAATTCTAACTTATAGTAGGTTTCCAATCCAGCAACAACTTTGGTTAAAATATCATAGCGTTTATCGCCATTTGCTCGTTTAACATCTACGGCACATTGAACAGCACCCAAATCTTCTTCGTTGGGCATGTAGAATCGTATTTCGGTTGCTTCATTCGCACCGATAAAATCTTCGCCAAAATAAGAAATGGGTTTGCCATTTGCGTCATACGGCTTTCTATCGGACTTGTAATAAACATTGATTATTTTTGCTGTGTTAAAACTCATATATATACCTACCTATATCAATTATATCATTGTAAAAATGCTATATTTTCCAGTTGTTAATGTAAATGGTAATATCGTCATTATCGCCCATTGTATAATCGTTGATCGCAAATAAGAACTTGACCGTTGTGCCATCGGTGGCATAGATACCAACATTGGTTATGGCACTTGTGTTGCGTGTGCCACTATATGTGCTAAACAAATCTAAATCTAATCTTGTCGCACTTACACGAGTAATATCAACACGCTTGTTGGTTGATGAACTTGGGGCATTATCGGTGTATAACTTATTGGCATTTTCGGGTGTAAATCTTGTCGTATTGTTGATAATGTAATGGTATCGTAATGTTCCAGTAAAAGTTGAGAACAAATCATTACCAACAATAATGTTGCCATTTGCGTTATAATCATCGTTTGCTTGTAGCATATATTCAAATACGGGTATTTCAAATGCGTCTTTATCATAAGTATTTTCGGTAATCTTAACGGAATAATTGCCTTGTGTTGAAACCGAGTTGCCATAGAAGTTATCTGGAACTTGGGTTAAATCGGTAAAAGGAATAATTGGGTCAGGTGTATAAGTGCTATTGTAATGTGCGATTGCGTCCGTTAAATCATCGGTGTCTAATAAGAAAAACTCATAGGCACTTGACTTACCAACGCTATTGGTATAAACGATTGGTGTTTGAACATAAGTCGCACCAGTGGAATCTAAACGATAACCAAGCACATTGTTATCTTGATAGTTAATGTTAAACAACTTTGCTTTGTGTAAATCAAAGATAGAACCATTGGCAACATGTCGCACAATTTCGGTTGTAATCGAAGTTGGTTTATATCGCCATTCGGCTATGGTGGTAAAATCAAAATCTGTTCCTGCCAAAGAACCATTGAACACAAGTGCTTTGGACATTGGTAAATATGGTGTATCTTTTGGTGTAATGTTAGTTAAAGATAATTCAATATAATCTTTGTATAATTGGTTTCGATAAACCAAGTTATCATCAGGTATCTTATAAGTGATAACGGAACTGTCTGCGACTATGTTTTCGGAACGACCAATGCGATTACGAGATAATGTATAAACCACATTGTAATATTCGTTGCCATCTTTAATTGTTGCGTCAATAGACCTTTGGGTTATGACGTATAGTTGGTTGCTATCACGCACAATTTGACCAAGTGCTAAAATACTTGCCAACGATGTATAACGAGCGTTGCGTATCTTTGTGCCTTCTACGGAATCGTTAGTGTGTGAAGTGATCAAGCGTGAAACCGACAATGCGTCAATTACTTTACCATTTTGATTAAAGTATTTTTCATCTTGGGCATTGTTATCGTTATCAATGGAAACTTTAATATCGGCAACTGGGTAATATGCGACTTGAATTAAAATCTTATCGTTTGGAATTTCGTTTGCGAAAAAACCAGTTGTGCGATAAGTTGGTCTTAACCAAACTTCATTTTCGGTAATGCCATCTCTATACAAACGATATATTTTGTTATGGTCGGTTGTGCCTTCAAGCCCATTTCTAAAAGACAATGGCATAATGATTTGGTTTGTATTTGGCAACCAATGAACACTTCTATCTTTTAAGTCAGGGTATGTCGTTGTGTTTAGCGTATCAAATTCAAACTTGTTATAAATCGTCATCTTTTTGCCAAACATTCTTATTTTAGGATTAGCACCAACCAAAGCGTTAATGTTATCATAAATAGAACTTATATCGGTTTCGCCATAATTAACTTTGAAATGTTCTAATGGTTCAGGCAACTCATCGGCAATATCTTCTTTTTGTGCCGTTGAATAACCACCAAAACTTGTGGAAACAATTAAGTCATACCATTCTTGGCGACTTAAATAATAACCACTCGCAAATGTGGTTAAAATTGTGCCAGCACTACTAACAAACACAAGTTCCATCGGTGGGAAAATACGCATAAACTCTATCTTGTCTATTTTGCTTGGCAATAAAACCTTTGCGTCTGCTTCAACATAAGTGAGTGAGTTTGGTGTAATGTTCTTAAATCCACCTTGTTTTGGCAATACAACTAAATTAGAAGATTTAGCATTTTGTATGTTAGAAACTGAGCGAGTCGTAAATTGATCGTTAGAGTTGATATTGCGTTCATAAGAAGTCGGGAATTGTGTGTTTAATGTTTCCACAATAGCCGTATCTAAACCATTACGATTAACAAATGTTAATTTTGGTTGATAACCACTACTAATATCGACATATGCTTTGGGAATTGCGTTAATGGCTCTTGCGATGTTCTTAACGGCATTAGCGACCGTAAAGTTTTCAAAAGACATAAACGGCATTGTCTTATCTTTGTCCAAGAACGCAGGAAAAACAAATTGAACATTTAACTTAGCGATGGCAAATAGTCTTGTTAGCATTTCTTCTAAATCGTAAGTATTGGGGGCAAACGCACAATTAGGCAAGTGTTTGTAAGCATACCATTCTAAGTATTCAACCACTTGGATTTCGTGTTCGTATTCGCCTGTGTGTAGATAAGTTGATTCGTCTGACTTAATAACCCACCAAGTGTTAGTATCGGCATGGTAGATAACCGTATTGACTTCAAATTCTTCTCGATATGTAGAATCGGTCACAACCTTGAATTTGGCATTACTTGGTGTGTCGTTCAAATTATCTTCAATGTTAAAAATACCTGTAATGTCTAATTCAACAAGTTGGGCATTAGTTAATTTGTTGTATAAGCGAATTTTTCCGTTTGGCATATATGTCCTTTACTGGTTTTTATAAGTAATTTTACCAAATATATTCTTGCTAACTTTGTAATCTTGTCCCAATACTGTTTGCCCACTCACTATCTTCAAATAGTTCGCTTGGTTTTCTTCTTTTGCTTTCTTTTGTTGTTCTCTAAACCAACGATCAATTTCCATAATCGCAAATTGAATTAAGATTAAACCACCCGTAGTTGCTAACGCACCAAGTCCTTTGGTTTGTAATTCACTAAAAAAACCAACACCAGCCCGAGCAACTCGTTGTCCTTTTTCCCACCAACCACCAGTCCATCGGTTCATCAATGGGTTAATTGGACGCATATATCGGTTGTGTTCTACACCACCACGACTACCACCGAAGTTAAATAGTCTGCCACCACCACCACCCTTAGAACCAGCACCTTTAATGGCAACAGGGTTGCCGTTAATATCAAAATTCTTTGCTTGTTGCCCAGTCATATCTTCGACTAAGAAACGATAAATGGTTGCCATTAGTAAGCACCCACCTTAAAAGACAAGGTTAAAGTCAAGACATCACCATTGGTGTTTTGAACACCACTTTCACTTAACTTGGCATAGAACTTATCGACAATAAGCGTCCCAAGTGAATAGCGATATTCTTTAATCGTAAAGATTTGATTCGTATATGTCGTAGCACCACTACCATAGCGAGAGAATTTGTATAGGTCATTAAACAATGCGTTAGCACGATCATAAACAAACGAGTAATTTAATTTGTTTTGGACTGCTAAGTTTCGGTCAATAGATTGATAACCATTTGCGTATAGTTGGTATGAATCGTCATTAAGAGATAAACTTGATGGTATTTCTAATGGTTCAACATCATAAATCGTTCCTGTATCTTTGCCGACTTGTATGGTTGTTTTCACAATATCGTTGCCCAATGCCACATTGTTCTTTACAATCGTAGCCGAACCACCAAAAAATAATAACACTCGGTCTAAACCATTGTTGATAAATGGTTCATCGCTTTGAACACCATTGAACGATAAAGACACTTTGTAAATGCTATCAACTGTTCCAACTTCTGTTGCTACACCATAAGTGTATGTGACTGGACTTGCCGATGATAATGTTAAACCTCGTTGATATAACTTACCATTATACACAAACCAAAATATCGCAGGAATACCAGTGGTTGAGAATGGTGTCGTATTAGCGTAATTGTGATATTGCGTATCAACATCGTTAGACCAATCGGTTGTCGCACTTGTTGGGTTATAACTACCATTGATTGTAAAATAGTTTGGAATCGCAGTCGCACCAAGTCTTAATTCGGGTTTATCGCTTGTGGTGTTAATCGTATTTGGTGTTAAGATTTTGCTTGTGCCATTCGTTAAAGCAACCATATCGTATTTGTTGCCACGCAAGGTATCAATTAGCGTTTTAATCTTATCTAACACATAATCACGATCACTAAGTTGAATATCAAATCGCACTTGGTATTCAAGTGGTGTAATGTAATTGGTTCTAATGTTTAAGATTTCGGCTTGACCACTTTGTGAGATAACACCCATCGCTTTGTAATTGCTAACGGACTTCTCTTGGTTTTGTAAAGCAATCATATCTTTAATGTTTGCCACATAACGACTAACCGATTGTTCATCTTCGATTTGTTCGTAAAAAGAAGCAAGGAAAATTGTATTGTCGTTGAGTTTATCAACGAAGATTTGTCTTAGTAAATCAATATCATATATTGCCATATTATACCCCTATCATTTGTGCGACCAAATCAGACAAGTCCATTCGCATTTCTTTTGGTGCTGTTTCACGCAAAGTTAATCCCTTAGAAGATGTTAATAAGCGTAATCCACTTAATGACGCAATCTTTGGTAATTCTTTTTCTAATATGCGTTCAATGTAAGCATAATGAATGTTATAACGGAACTTAGACTTTTCGTTGCGTGTTTCGTAAGCACGATTTGTTAATCTTCTTTGTGCGTTCCAATATGAACGCTTACCCGTATTAAATGTGCCACGATATTCGGGTGTAATGTAGCCACTACTATCAACCGAACCAACAGAGTAATCACGCTTTGATAATGGTCTTACATTTGCTTGACTGCCTTTGGAACGAATTGTGCCTTTATTGGGATTAGAAATAACTTTTGCGTCTTCCAAAATGTGATAATAAGGTGCTACTTTTTCGGCATAATCATTTCCAAGTTCAAAGTATTGAACCGTAGGTGAAACCACCACAATCGGATTATTGTTAAACGCAATATTCTTCATATGTGGTTTGAATTGCTTGGTGGGAAACTTTTTTCTATCGCTAAATGGAAAAATGTCGGAAGCACTCATTTCCGTTTTAAGTGTGACGGCTAACCGACTTGCGATATTGTTTATCATTCCAAAGTCACCTGCGTTTCTTGAACATACGATTTCATTAAATGTCTAATCTTAATATTGCCTTGCTTATACACAAATGTTTGGTTCGTCACTTGTAGCGTTAATCCATCGTGTAAAGTGATCACATCGCCTTTAACGAAGTTGTGTTCGCCCCATATACCAATCACGCAAGTTGGTTTAATCGCTTGACGATTAAATTCACTTTCAAGCGTCATTGTTAATGGTTGAATAAAATAATAAAAAATGCGTTCGACATTGTCGTTATCGGGACTTTGCCATTTACCTTCGTGAATATATACTCTACGATCAACTACATTAAACTTAATCATTTTTGGAATCCATTTACTTTTTTAAGTTTTAATCTGTTAGCAATAACGGAATCAACTTCTTGCGTAATTGGGTTTTCATCTAAGTTCAATAGATTAAATACAATTAACACTTGGGCATATCGAAATGACTTTTCTCTATCGGCAATTTTAGTCGCACTAAACGCAACACCTTCGCTATCTTCGACCAGTTTATCGTATATATCGCTTTCAATATCAATATCGGGGTTTAAGTCAAAGATACGAGTGACTAATTGTTCATATGCCGTATTTAACAACGCACCAACGGCATTATCTTCAAGATAATCTTTGGGAACAATTCCATATTCTTGTAAATCGTTTTCGGTGATAATGTAATCTTTTAATGTTGGCATATTTTAGTCCTACCTATATGTAATTATATCATTTATAAAAAACAAAAAAGGTTGTCTTACGACAACCCTTTTGTTATAATATAGGATTTAAGATTAAGCCCCTGCTGCTTCGGTGAACTTCATCGCATACGAGTCGATGACTAAGATTGAAGGTTCAGAACCATGTGCTAATGGCAAGACTAATTCGCCTTGAACACGCACACCGATAAATCCTTCTGCTTCAACAGTTCTTAATGCTTGGAGAGCATATGGGAACGCAACACCTTCGTAGTTCAATAAAATGAAATCAACACCAGTCACATGTTGGGAAACCACAACATTTAGACCGAATAATTGACCGATAGTGCCAGGCAACGCACCTTGACCACTAAATAAGTCTTTGAAACTTGGGTCTTGACGCATTAACTTTTCACCAGCCGTTCCAAGAACGATCGTGGTTGGAACAATACCATTCGTTGCGTTGGAGAATGTGGTATCAACGACACCATCAATCTTAGCAGACGAACCTAATTTGAATGTAGCAATACCTTCTGCGATGGCATCAACTAAGTCTAAACCATTCGTATAGGTTTTTGCTTGAGCAAGTCCGAGCAACGCAGTAAAGAATAATTCCCCTGCTTTGTTTGCCATTCTTAACGCACCTTTAGCAACAACATCAGCAACGATGTCGGCTTGGATTGTGTCGATAGCGACTTGTGGGACTTTTTCATCGAACTTAATGTTTCTTTCTAAAACGATGGTTGCTTTCTTGGTTCCGACATTGGAAGTTCCAAAGTCATCACCAGCAGTTCCTACTTCGACAGCAGGAGCAAGGTTATACCAAAATTCGGCAACATTTGCTTGGATTAAACCAGCGAGTTCGGGCTTGACGGTGACACCACCGATAATCCCTGAGATTGGGGCGATCGTTTGTAATACGACATTAGTCGCAACGGTATCGCCTAAATATGATTTTGAGAATGCCATAGTTGTTTAGTCCTCTTTTTACTTTCTACTTCTTCAACAAGTTCCGTAAATGTGGGTATTTCGAGATTAACCTCGCATAGACATCAGCATTTGGACTCGTTGTGGTTGGCGATTTGGGTGCTGTGCCAACAACAGCCGATTTAGTCGTTTCTTTCATATATTCCGAATATTCTTTTTTCAATGTTTTCACGACCGATTCAATTTGGTCAGGTTCAGCATTGACTAAGCGACTATCGTTTTGAAAGAAACTTGGTAGTTCCGATTTTTGAAGTTGGTCTTTAATCAGGAATTGCTTTTTCTCAGTTTTTAGAGTGTTCAATTCGCTATTGATCGCAGTCCATTTTTCTTCTTGCTCGGCTTTGAGTGCTTCTTCGGCAGTCATTTTCGCCTTAGCGAGTTGTTTTTCAAACTTTTCTCGTTCGGCTTTTGACGCTTTATTCACTCGTTCGTCAATCGAACCTTTGATAGCGTCTAACTCACGCTTTAACGCTTCGTATTCTTCGACATTGACGGATTTTGGTGTTTCCACCTTTGGTTGCTCAACGGATTTCGCTTCGCCACCACTAACTGCTTTGACTTCTTCTGCCATAAAACCTCTTTTCTACCTTGTTTAGCGAGTTGGTGTCCTCGTTTTGGCAATTCTCACGCTTTAACGACATCGTGGCAGTCGATAATGTAAAAGATTTACACTACAAGAAAATAATACCATATATTTTCAAGCACTTTTTCACAACTCTTGTAAATTACAAACAACTATGTTAAAATGTAAAATTTATTCTTCGGGATTAACTAAGTCTTGTGCTTGACCACGAGTAAAGTTGGTTTGATTATCTTGTGAATCTTGGTCTGCTAACGCTTCTTGTTGTCTTTGGAAGTTCGTTGGGTTATTACCACCATTACGCAACATTTCGGCTTGTTGATTTGGTGATGGTTCGACATCATTGAGATATTCGTCAATGTTTCTCACCCACGATAATTGTTGGATCGCATAGCGTTTATTCAACAATCCAATTTGGTTCAATGCGACAAATTGGTTAATCTTGTCCATGTCGTTGCTGGGAAGATTATGCGAATATTCAATTTCCATTTCGTCCATATTGAACAAATAGCGTGTGCCTTCACGACCACCATATTGTTCTACAAAGGTTAGCGTTAAGAAAATAACTTCGGAAAGACTTGCTGTAAATTGTCTTTCTTTTTCTTTTGCTAAGTCGAGAAAACCTTTAAGTTTTAATTTCAACGCAGGTTCGGAACTATTTTGTGCGAACTCGGCAGAGTTAAAATTAGGAACTCTTGAAACCATTTCGATTTGTTCATTCAAGTCATCAACCAAGCGTTGTAAGTCCGTTTGGTCTAATGCGTTTTGTAAAAACTTTGCGTCAGCGTTATCACCTTCAAGGGCAAGAACTCGTTGGTTCTTTAACATATTGATAAAATTTTCTTGTTCGGTTTCATTACCAATGCGAACATTCTTTAACATCAACACATACTTGACCATATCATCGACATTCGTAATCCGATTATTTTGTAGTGAGTTGTAAGCGTCAATCAATTCATACACTGGTCTTGCGTCACCATACATCAATTCGTTATTCTTAAATTCGATTAACGGAACAAACGCAAAATTGTGTGGAACGGCAAATTCAATAAGTTGTAAATCAGCAGTCGTGCCAGTCATATCGGCAAACACCGTTAAATCCGTAATGGACTTCGTGCGTAAATTATAAAACATTGTGTCGGTATAAACATAAGCACGATAATATGCTGTTTCGATATTGTTTAAGTATTCGGTTTGTCTAACAAGTGTAAAAGCAAATAATGGTTTTGGTTTCACATGCGTATCATAAACGACATTCGTTAATTCAGGATCAAGTGAAACAAAGCGTGGGAATGTATCGCCTTGTTCGGTATATAACAATAAATACCCAGCACCAGCAATCGAAGCATTTAATCCGACATTGTAAAATTCTTTTGCGAATCCACTATTGCGAATCTTTTTATTGAACTCAAATAATTTCTTGCGTTCTTTTTCTTTTTCGGAATAAGTCGTGAAGTCAGGCAATTCACCAATAAACATTTCGGTTGCCATATCGCAAATATATTTTGCTTTGTTGATGGTGTGCGTAGAGATAGGTAATTCACCACGATAATATTTTTTATCTTTGGTGACGGTTTGAATTACATCAATCGTGTGTTGTTGTAATGCTAAACGCAAAATCTCATTAAACCGATTTTGGTCTTGTAGTTCTTCTCGGCTTACATTAAGTTTAATCATATTTTTATATTCGCACCCCTAAATGCCTTGTTAATTCTTTCAATGTTGCTACCTAATAAGATTTTACCACTATTTACATAGCGTATTTCGTTAAGGTATTGAGTTGTGCTATCAACTTCGTCATCGTGGTCAGAATTTGGGAATCGCATAAACTCTTGTATATAGTCCTCGATGGTCGAGTCAAGTTGTTCGTGTGGAACAAAAATGTTTCCTGCTTCAAAGTAAGGTGTGATAGCACTTGCTCTTTGGACTTTGGATTCATCAGGGTTAATCGCAACGACACCACCGACTTCTTTGTTTAGCGTTTCGATGACTGCCCCACCGTTTGCTCTCTTTTCAATGTAAATTCTTCGAGCCGTTGGGTAAGTGACTGCCATTTGCTTAATCATTTCAATCGTTTCCGTAAAGGACATTCGTCTTTTAACACGCTTTAACAAATAATGATTCGCACCTTTGCGTCCCCAAACTTGTCCTGCCACATAGTCACTGGTCTTTTTGTTATCGACTGCCAAGTCCCACGATTGGACAACTTCATCAAACACAGTGGGTAAATCGCTCTTGGTGTAAAACTTAAACATATGCCGTTGGAACAAGTTTCCGTTCTCGATAGAAGGTTTGCCCATATACAAAGAGTTCCACACACGCTTACCAACCGACTTGTAAGTTGCTTCTGCCCATTGTGCGTCACGACCCAACTCAGGACATAGCATTTCGCCTTTGTTGCGTTTGAGAACATCGAAGCCACCATCGGCAACTTCGGGTATGTTAATCACAATCCAATTTTGTTCCTTGGACAATTTACCAATCAAATCTTCTTCATGCCAACGAGTGTGGATCACAATGATTGCGTTGCCCTTGCCTTCGGCTCGTGTAAGCACAGAGTCACGAAACATCGTTTCGACATTATCTCTTATCGTAGGATTATACGCTTCTTGACCATTCTTGTATGGGTCATCAACAATAATCAAGCGACCACCATTACCCGTAATACCACCAGTGATACCAACGGACATAATGCCACCACGATTGCCTTTGACTTCAAACAAGGACTTGTTATCTTGGGACGGTGATATGTCCAAGTTCCATAGTTCTTTCCAATACTTTTTAGCCTTTTGCCGATTCTTGTCGCCAAAGCGTTCGGCTAATTCCGAGTTATATGCCGTTAAAATTGCCATCGAGTTAGGATTACGACCGACAAACCAAGATGGTAATGTTTCCGTAAATGTATAAGACTTACCGACTCGTGGTGGAACGCTTAAACAAATACGAACGGATTTACCTGCTTCGACTTTAAGAACAACATCTTGGACGACATTTGCCAAGAATTGATGAAACTTAGTGGGAATGAATCCTGGAATTGTATAGCGTAAATAATCCAAATAAGATATTCTCGCATTTTCTTTTTCAAGTTCTTTGCGATAGATTTGTAGATTCTCTTCGGGTATCGCCTTACGGAACTCTAACAATTTCTTAATGCGATCATCGTCAATGATATTGTTCTTAACTTTGACTTTATCGATTTCAGTCTTGGTTTTTAAGATAGACAAATCATTTTCAACTTCTTGTTTCTCGGCATTAACCAATGCTTGTGCCAAACGACTTTCTAAGTCATTACTTTTTTTTGGCATGTTCTCGGCTACTTTCTGGTGGGGTTATTTCACACGCACCATCTTCACACGCAACTTCGTGTTCATAATGCGTTGCTTCAATTAGACAACCACACTTGACGCACTTGGCATATTCCACATCGCTTTTAACGAATGGGACAAAATCAACCCCATCACATTTAGGACATTTCGTTGTTTCAGGTGGCAAATAGACAACGGTATATTTCGTATTACTTTTCATCGTGTATAACCTCCCCAGTTTGGGTATCGACAATCGGTGCTTCTTTCTTCTTCACTTCCAAAGTCTTAATGGTTTCATTCTTCTCGATAATCATTAACGCTTTCTTATCAGCGTCCGACAATTCGCCAAACATCTTGGCATAATCATTCTGCTCGGACTTAGCAATATTCTTCCCATAGGTCTGTGGCACTTGATTCTCCAGTAAGAACTTCAAGGCATTGAATCGGACATTGGGTGGGATTTCTTCTTCCAACCAAACAGGTTCGCCCTCTTTGTTTAGAATTTGTCTTTTGGTTGTTTGCTTACCAATCGCCATTTCATACATCGACATCGACAACAAGGTATTGGCAAACTCTTTGCCCTTAACGAAGGCACCCAAGACTTCAGGGTATTTAACCGTTAATTCGTCCCATTCTTTCTTTGATAGTGTTAAGAATTTAGCAATTTCAGCACTGGACTTACCAGAAGTTGCCCACATATAGACATTTGCCACTGTTTGTTTGATCACATTCGGTGTTGATTCGTCCGTATTGGTCGCAACAAAATCATTTGCCATATTTGATACAATCTTTTTAGCCATTCAAAAAACCCCATTTCATCGACATATTCAAATTATACCACAAATAAATACATAACCCCCATTGAATCCCATATCATTCTTAAAGCATATATAAAACCCATTGTTTTGTTTATAGAAATTTTTAATTGTTTTAGACAAATACCCCATTGCTTATATAAGTGGGGGGGTCTTTAAGAATACAGACCGTTGGTCTTATATATAATATATGTATATATAATTATATACATAAATATTATGTATTTAAGTAAGATATATATCTAACATATATAACATATATAATCATATACTACATATATAACTAATATAATCATATACATACATATAACAAATATAATCTTATACGGATATATACACATATAATATCATATAAAGAAGATTACTTCTTTAAGTAGTATTAAATACTATGTATATTATATAATCTCTAATCACTAACAATGACTTTGGTATTGGCTAACATACACTTGAATTGACTGTTTTGTAAAACCAAAAGGCATTAAAAATTTTACGGATTACATTAGGACTCTGTCCCCCATCTTTCGGTGTGTTTATAATTTGATACCCCACACCCCCCTTCATCTCTTTATCGCTTTACCATGCTAAAGTATATTCGGGCTATCATATAATCGCCTTAAAGTCAAGCCCCTATATAACGCAAGTGATCCACCCTATGAAATTTATAACCCCTATTCAATCCCACATAGGAACATTGGTATATCGTGGGAATGGTAAAGGAATATATAATTCCCACATTGTCCCATATGGGGAACGGAGAGCCAACACCCCCATATTGCTGTATGTTGCCCTATACTGTACGACATAGACTATAATGTAATAGCCTTATTGGTATCGCCATTTAGTAGTTAATTAGTAGTTATATTGGTAATGGTAGTTATATTCCCAAATGATTTTAAGCGTTTTAAGGCGTGTAATTCATTGGGTGATAATAACATACCCTAAACATATTAAAATGTCTGTAATGAGTTATAAATGCCATTAGAATTGATTTGACTATATGGAATTGGTTAAACCATAACGAATATATGCTAAATGGATCATAAGCAAATAAAAAACCCGTAAAGGTTTTAATTCCTACGGGTTATGGGTTAATTGGTTATATGTGGTTTATTGGTTCATACAATCATAATAAGATTGTTCTATTTGGCTTAAGTCTAATTGTTTCCCATTCATTCGCACTGTAATATCGTGTTTTGGGTTTTGTTCCATAATTGGCAATATGATTTCGTAAATATGATCAACCAAATAGCGTGTATCTGTTGATTTGGTTAATTCGCCCTTACGGTCATAATAATCAATGTTGGTTGCTAATGCTTGAATTTGTGGGTATAGTCTAATTTCTATGTATGGTTTCATGTTAGCGTGTTTCCTGTTCTATACTATCGCATAATTTGGTATGTAATTGCTCTAAAGTCTCATAGCCTTCTAATAATGTAAAGTAGCCGTTATTCGTTGGGCTAACTGCTTTATAGCCGTTATCGTCTTTTAATATAGTAAAATTATGATATTCGCCCAAATGATTTTTTAATTCAATAATGCCTATATATTGATCATTCATGTTAGCGTGTTCCTTAATATAAGACAATCATCACGAAATCATTAAACACAGCATAGACATAACCATTCCAAATCATGCCGTCATCATTTAGAAATTGATTTGCTTCATCGTTCCATTTAATCACTGTTCCCGTTTCTAATTGATTCATGGTTTCATCATCTATGTTATAAATACATACTACATTTTGCCCGTCTTGATTTGCGTCAATGCTAAATTCGGCATATTCGTAATTGTTAATCATTACTGGTGCTTTACTCATTTTGTTTCTCCCTTTAATTGTTGTTTGATCGTAAATTGAATTTGTTTGGCAATCGTGCGTTCGTTTGCGTTCGCCTGTTGTCTAATCGTTTCTAAAATATCGTTATCTAATCGAATGCGAATAACTGTGCTTTTATTCATTTTGATACGCTTTAAACATTTCATCAATTTTACTAAATAATACGGGCAACATAATTTCGTTTATTGTTTTAACCATTTCTAAATCTTTAAGCGTTTCTAATTTTGCCCGTTCTGTTATATAGGAATAACCACGCCCAACAATAGAAGCCGTTTCCCGTAGGTTGTAAAATGTTTTCATAAAATCGCATAATTTCCAAATGTCGTTATCACTTAAAGATGAACGGCTAAAAAAACTTTTATATGTATCAAATGCCGTTTGACCATTTCCAAAAAATAAACCATCAAAATGCTCATGCGATCTAATATCACGGCTCAAATTTGGTTTTTTGTTGTTGGTGTAAGTTTCTACATAACCGAAACCCCAATACCAACCACAATCAAATGAAGGGGCTTCAAGGTAATAATTCGCCCCATTTTTGCCCGTTCCTAAAAAATAGATTTTTTTACCAAACGCTTCACCAATTAAACTTTTCATATTTCCTTTTATCTTACAGGGCTCTACAAGTAAGATTAACAACAACAGCAACGGCTAACCTAAACATTATCACCCCCCTTATAATCCACATTGAACCATGTCGCACCAATCCACGATATATATTGAATGGCTTTTACATAGCCCAATTTGATCGCCTGTGCTAATTCCACGCTGTCGCAATCTTTTAATTTTAAGCGTTTCGCACCCTTGCTGTTTAGTTGAAACCCAATCACTTGATACGCTAACGCCCTTTTGATCGCCCACGCTTTAGAAACCTTAACGGAAAACGATTTCATGTTATCTGTTCCCCGTTTCTATAATGTCGTATGTTTCATTTGCTTTAATATCTATTTCACTTTTACTGTTATCTAATTCAATCAAAATCGCCAACGCTCTACCATAATTGGCAAATGTGGTTGCTGTGTTAATCGTGCGTTCGTATCTACTCGACCATGTCATTTTAACGCCATTACCTTTTACGATCCTATGAGATAAATAAGTGATAACCCCATTTCTATTAACTTGAATAACATAACCTTTATTTGATTTCATTATTTTAACCCCTTTTCGATTTCGCCCATAGCGTTGATAATATCAATTTGAATATGTAGGGCTTTTGTATATTCGTCTGTTCCGTCAAATCCATTATTGAATAACTTTTCAATTAGCGTTTCAAATTGGCAATATAAATTATTTAGATCGCCATATTCTAAACCTTTAATAAATTGCCCTAACTTACTATAATCTGCTCCCCGTAGTTGCTTGATGGTGATTGCCATTTTATAACCCTCCTATTTGGTTATGCCATTATCTTATAACTATCATTTTGAAAAGTCAAATAATTTTATTCACAAAATAACACACGATAAAAAAACACACACAGAAACGCATTATTTAGAATTGTAAAGTTTTTTTAATTTTACTTGCTATTTGTAAAATTCACAAAATAAAACACAGTGCCACATTTTGCCCAATTATATAAAACACGATCGCCCCATAACATATAGACATGAAACCAAAACAATCCCACACAGTTTCAAGTCTTACAGAAAACACGATCATTCAAAATGCTAAAATAATTTTGTGGTGCGTGAGTATAACACATTTGTTTTGTTTAGTCAATAGGACAAAAAAAGCCGATATGATCGCACTTTTTAGAAAACCTCGTATTTATCGCACTTTTAGGCACACCCCTCCCCCCATGGGGTAAATGACCCCTAAAAAAAGTGATACCCCCTAATTAGTCCCATAAATTTTTGTTTCATTTTTGTAATTAAAAATGTCGTCTAAACAAAAAACCATTACAAATCGGTAATGGTTCTTAGGATTTTAGAAGTGGGGGGACTATTTGATTACAATTTAATCGTCATTGTCGGGTAAAAACAATTCGTTATTAGACGCTTCGGTATCTACGTCCGATTTACCAACATCGGTTTGGTATTTGGTTATATCTTTTACACGCAAATCAATGTATTGTTCTAACTCGGCTTCATCGGCAGACTTCGTTTGTGCGTTATATAATTCCATGTCTAATTTGAAATTCTTATCATCGACAATGGTTGGACTTGGGTATTTGATAATGCCTGTGACGACATATACCCGTCTTGCTCCCCAACGATCAACTGTTCCAGTCATATGAACCATATCGTTAGGTTGTAATGTGCCAAATATAATTCGCAAATGTTTGAATATCACGATTAACCATTTCTTGCGTTGGTAATAACCGAATTGAACCCACATCTCGTCATAGTTCTTATGACGCTTTACACGCCTAATGCGTCCATCGCCAGACCAATTCTTAACACCCAAACCTTCACCAGTTAGATAAAAGGTTTCTGCTTCGGCAGTGCGTGGGAAGAACTTATATTTTCTACCCTTATCAAACTTACTCATTTGTTCCTAACCACTTTGTAAATTCGTCTATTCTCTTAAATGTAAGTGGTGCTAAATCGTTCATTGGGAACTCAACGATAATTAACCCACTACTTAATTCACGAATCTTGGCGATTCTTTTGAACAAGACACAGTTAATCACAAATCCATCAAGTGAATCTCGGTTGTATGAACAACCAATACTCTTTTGTTTTAATATAGGCATTATGACGCTTTCTTTGACCATAACTCAACTTCCACCCTTTCGGTAAAAGAATAACACTTTTCAACGATTAGTTCAACTACTTGTGAATCGTCATGCCAAGCAATACCATTTAATGCGTCTAATATTGCTTTGGCAATATTGTCTAAATCGGGTTTCTTTAACGGGAACACATATTTTTCTGGATTAGTTGCTAATTCTTTTTTGCTAATTTTAGGTTTAACAAAATAAGCAATAACTTTAACACCAATCGGTGTATTAGGACTAAACAACAAATTAACTTGTTCGTCTTTTGGTTTGATCACAATGGGACTTACTTCAAGAAACGAATTGCGAACATTGTTGGCATAATCCACATTTTCTTTTGGCGAATATACACCAATAAACCGACCTTTACGATATGCTCGTGGTCGCTTTTGACCAAACGGCTTACCTATAACGACAAACTTAATCATAATTCAATTACCTCAATTTCTATTCTACGAGTTTCACCAGATAGTCTTGCGATAGATATATTAGCAATTTGTCTTAAAGAAGTATAAGCAACATTGACTAACGCTTCACTAATAAAATCGGCAATGGGCGATAAGATAACATTACTGCCCGAGAACTCAAAATGTTGGGCAAACTTAGACTTGACGATTTTTTGATCATATACTCTTATGTTGAGTGATACCAACTTATCGTTCGAAAACTTATCTTGATTTGCTTTTACATATTGCTTAATCAAGTTTGTTTGTAGATAATGTCTAAACACCTTGGTTGATATGTCTAACTTACGATTAAAGTGGTGTAATGATATGGTGGTAATCATTTCTTTAATCTTTCTACGGCACGAATGGTGGTAATCGTTCTAAACTCGATGTCTGCCATTAGTTCCATAAACTCTTTGCGTGATTTAAGTTTATTAACCCCTACATGTTGCCCACCACTTTGTAATGCGATAGCAACTTCATAGTTGTTATTGTTGGTATTTTGGACTAAACGCACACCATACACATTGTTAAACTTATCTTCAAACACTAAATGTCGAGCAAAGTAGTCCCATCGTTGATTCTTGTATTTATCGGATTTTAAGACCAACATCGCAATAGACGACAATAACTTAACCTTGCGTTCTAATTTGGTTGTATTACTCACTTGGTTAATTCCTTCCATTGTTTCCAATCGTCTTTAATATGCTTGAATTGGATTATTGATTCAGGAACAATGCGAGTAATCGTGCCTAATGAATCAACTTCTACGGTCACAACCCACGCACCACTTGTGTTTTGAATACGCTTACCTTTTTCCCAGTCCGATTGACTATGTGTCGATGGAACTTCAAAGTAATGGACATTACGATACATAAAGTATAACGACTTGTGGTGATGTCCAACAAAGATAATGTTTGGTTTATCGCCACCATTTAGTGAGTCTAAATACTTTTGCCCACCATAAGATAACGCATATGACGAACCATCTTGTGGGTGGAACAATTCCATCTTGGCATGTTCGCCTAAACGAATGACTGCCGTATTGATACCCAAGTATTTCATATCGGCTCGTTGCGATTCAATACCTTTGCCGATATTCGCACCACCATTTTGAATGTGGAAGTGATCGTGGTTGCCTGTAATAAAATAAGTGGTAATACCATCACGCTTTGGGTAATGCTTGACGATATGCTCTAATTGTTCGTCAAACGATACAGCGTGTAATGAGAATTGATGGTCAGGTCTGCTACGCTTCCAACCTTCGGAAATGTCGCCACAATGATAGATAGTCGTAATGTTTCTACGGACTGCGTAGTCATACAAGTAATGTAAGAACGATGTTTGTTCATTAACCGAACCCATGTGTGAATCCGATAACACCATAAAGGTATATTGGTTAGTCGCACCCACTGCGTGTTCATATTCTTTGCGTTCTTGTTTAAGAATCGTATCAACAGCATATCGTAATGTGCCATCTGCTTCTTGTAGTTTCTTAATTTGATAAATGCCATCGTTGGCAATTTCTT